TCATAAGAGATTTACATTAATGGGTTTAATTCCTGAGTTTTTCAATAGTTGATTTAATTTTGTTAAACTAGGATCATTTAACAATGTTTTCACATCTTCTTCATACTTTTCTTCATCATAATTATAAAGTGTGTCACCAAGATATTCTTCCAATGTGTAGTCAGTATGCCCAATTCCACCATATTCAGTATCATCATCTTGTAAGATATAGTCCAAAATATCATTATAGGTGCTTACTTTATCACAATTAGGACAGTGGGGTTTTGCAATCATTTTGAATTGATGTGTGTATCGTATGGTTTCAGGACCATGGTAGTGGCAATTTGTACAATAATAATGTTTGTAACTAATCATTTAATTTTTCCTTTCTATTCTTCTATTAATGATAGAAGTCTTTCATTGCACCTATTGTATAATGTAATGGAGAAAATCTCATGTCAGTCATTAATGTAGATAATTGTATATCTGCATTTACTAATCTTATAATCATTTCAATAAAATCGTCAATACCTTTTTCCGAATTAATACTAAAATAAGTAAATGTAGGTGCAAAATCTTCAATCTTATTAAACGACTCATACTTACTAGTACGCATAATTTCAATATCATTTGCTTTAGCTTTAGTGTTTAAATCATCTGCTAATGGCGTTAAATTAAGTTGTATTTCATGATAACTATAAGTATTAAGCCTACTTTGTAATTTTTCAAATTGATATCTGATTGTAATTAGATTTTCATTTTGTTTAATTTTAACATCAGTATTTGATAGTTTTTGTTTCAGTTGATTAATAATGTATTGAGGTTTAAATCGAATTTCCCCATCAATAATATCGGATAAGGATTGGCGAATATGATAATCGTCATCATATGGATTACTACTTGTTGATAGAGTAATGGGTTCTTTTATTGGGTTTTTCAGGTTAATACAATTTGTGATAAAGTTTGAATTTGTTGGATCAACATATGACTCCCAGTTTTTCATCATATTATTGATCCAATTATCAATATTTCCACGTTTCTGATAACGTCTTTGATAATGAACTTTATCATCTATATGAGGTAACACGATTTGAATATCAATATTTCGTTTATTTAATTCCTCAATTAATGTTGGAAAAAGAGCTATTAGAACATAATCATAGGTTTCTTTTGCTTGTATGATTGCATTAATATAATCATTCATGCCATTGGGGTTTGGTACTCTATTACAATCCCCTTTTAGTTTTTCGTATTTTTCAAGTTCTAAGTTTGAAGGTAATTGAAAAAAGTAATGACTTGATTCCAAATCAATTACATTATCATATCGTAATGCTGCAGTTGTTTTTCCAATCCCTGCAAATCCTGCAATGATAGTTCCTTTTGGAATAATAGTATAATTTGTCATTGGTAGTTATCTTTCTATTACGCTACAAATTCTTCTAATGCTTGAGCTGCTTTTTGATAGGTTTCTGTATCATATTCAATCAAAATCGCATTTCGATTTGTATTTAAACAGGCTTTACCAATATTAGCTGAACCTGTAAATTGATCTAGTACAACTTCATTTGGTAAGGTAATATAATGTAATAACTGTTCAAATAATTCAACGGGCTTTTCTGCTTGATGAATTTGCATCTTCTTTGGTGTTTTTTCTACATCAAAAACAGTTGGTAACATTCTATTTGTGCCTTTCATATAATGAATAGGGGCATTTTGTTCTTGTAATTTTTGTACAATATCTTGAGATGTCAGTCCTTTTGTTTCAATGTTATAATTAACTGCCTCAGCTAAATTTTTCTTCGCATCTAATTTAAGTGCACGAGGATTACCTTTGGTAAAAAATACCATCTGCTCCGAATTCTTAGCTTTTCTACCTGTGTTGGATACAAAGTTTCCTTTTTTCCAGTTGACAGTTGAATAATATTGAAAACCAGCTTCTTGTGCCCATTTCTTACAGGCATAGATGTAATCAAAATTATTGCTATTTTCTTCAGCGAAAAATTCAACCATGAATGATCCATCTTTTAAAACTCGGAATTTTTCCTTAAAGTCTTCCTTTGTGTAGTTGAAAGTGTTATAGTCAGAAAATGAACGGTTACCGCCTTTATTTGATTTGGTGTCAGAATAGGGGTGGTCTGTGATAATACAATCAATGGTGTTATCTTGAATCATTGATAAATCACGTCCATTTCCTTGAACCAGAAGAACACTATTCTCTTCTGTGTCAACCATTTTGTAGACACCTTTAGAAACCTTTAGAAATAATCCTTTATCTACACATTCGTAAATACGTGCACGAATAGAGTGCTTCTTATCGGTTGAAGTAACAGCTTCATACGCATCTTTTAATGTGAATTCTTTATCTGGTTCAAGTTTAGAAAATAACTCCTGTTTAATTGATTTTTTAGTGAATGTTTGCATTATTGTTCCTTTTTTAATCTTCTTTTAGGTGTACGGTTACACTAATGGTGTTCTCATTGAATTCATCCATTAGATCATATTCTAGTTCTTGTTCAAGTTCATTTCTATAAAGTTCAAGTAACTGTTCATTTGAACAACCTTTAATCGTGACATCGATAAACTCCACATCTGTTATATGAAATTTAAAAATTCCTTTGTCATTAATTTGTGAACCGTATAGTTGAATTTTTGCAATAATTGATGCCGTAAGATCAGAAATAAGCTGATTTTCACCATGAATTTCAACATGGTAATCTTCCATTCTATAATCATCTCTATATGTAATGGTAATATTTTTACCATCAATGATGATGTCTTTTGGGTCAATTCTTGTCCACAAATAATCTAATCCAAAGATTTCAATATAATCAATTTGATTCTTTAATTCATTCAATGTTATTCTTCCTTTTGCGATACAATATTACTAAAGTAAGTTTGAATGCCAATTGTTTCAATATGCTGTTTCAATTTTTCAGCTTCAGTTAATGTTTCTGCATCTGAAATAGGTTCATATAGATATACGTTTTCAGTATTTGATTGATACTCATCTTTAGACATAACACTAAGTGTTTTCGTGTTGTGATTTGATAGGATAATGAAATTGTTCATGAGATATTTCCTTTCAATAGTAAACTATTATAGCTAGTTCTTTATGGTAATCCATCTGAGTTATATTCTTTTTTATTATTGGTCAAATAAATTCGAAATTTATTATCTAATTGTTTAATAGTTACAGTAAACTTGCTGTTTTTATCTTCACGTTCATCATAAATATTATCACTTGTGATTTTTGCAACAGATAATGTACCATTATTTTTCTTTGCTAAATACAGAATATCCGAATCAAACATGTTCTTTAATTGTCCGTAAAGATCAATAATTATTGGTTTTGGGGAGCGATAATAGTTGGTTTTTGAATTAAGGATCATTGAATAATGATGATCCACATAAAACTTATCAATATCTGTATTTTCAAGTGCAGATAACTCATCTTGTCGTGTAGTGATATAAATTTCTTCTTTACTATCTGAAGTATAGGTTTTTCCTGAAACTTGTTCCCAATGAGTATTTTCTTCTTTGATGCGAGCATTACCATCAACATAAATATATACGATTGCACCAATAGCCATGATAACCATAAAGATAAATAATCGGTCTTTAACTTTTTCAGATTTCATATTAATATCCTTTCAATATTTTATCAACCATTTGTTGTTGTTTGATAGAAAGTTGACAAATATATGTATGTAACCATTCTTTCTGTTTTTCGGTTGGTTCATAAAATCCTTTTTTAACTAAATCAGTTAATTCCTTTGTGAGTGGTGAGATTGCATATGCAAAATAAAAGGCACCATCATCATCAGTAATATTATGATTCCACGAAATTTGATGGTGAGTCCCATAAGTGGATTCATAAAAATGACCATCTGAGTCCAACCAACCGGTGAGACCGGTATTATCTGCTACTGGTCGTTGTGGCAATTCTCTAATTTCAATAATTTCATCATCAGAAGGGTCAGGGTAATATCCGCCTGCACGATTAACATATAATATGCCTTTCTTTTCTAATACTTGTTCTGGATGCTCTAATTTATTGGTCATTTCCATCAATAATTCAGGCATATTCAAAAGTCGTTGCGAAAGTGCCGTTTTATGAATGTCGGCTAAATCATCTAAATAGGTATATGTTTCGTGTGCGATTTCTGGATTTTTCAAATCCTCAAGTCGTACTACGCGATACCAACCGTCGTTTTGTTCATTTTTGATATGTGCGTATAAAGGCATGTTTATTGTCTCCTATTATCTATGATTCATGATGTATTGGAAAATATCAGGATAATCTTGTGCAAGTGTTGACATGATGGTTGATCGTGCGGTTTCATATGTCAAAAATCGTTCACAATCACGATCAGTAATTGTATCCAATGTACCTTGATCTAAATTATCAGTTAAGTCTGATAATTTGATAAGCATTGCATCCACATTATTACAAATATTTTGGATATAATCTTGATAAGATACATTTTCTTTATCATGTGTGAGATACTCTAAGACTTCTAATACTTCCCTACAAATCCCTTGTTGACGTAGGAATTTTTCAGTATAGGGAGTATCTTCAATGACATCATGGAGTATTGCAGCAGTTTTTTGTAATTTTGTTTGAATATACGTTGTGTTATTTGCAACACGAAGCGCGTGAAAAATGTATAAATCCCCATTACGTCGTGTCACATTTTTATGTGCAAATGTTGCAATTTCTAAGGCTAATTGTAATTGGTTATTGTTCATAAATTAAACCTCTTTTCTTAATTATTAGAAGATTCATTTGACTCTAATTGTTCCTGTTCAATAATAAAGTTTACTACTTCATCAATAGCTTCTTTTGGTAGCCATGAATCAATATCTAAAATGGATTCATCTAATTCTATTTCCGTATAAGTCATTGTTATAATTACTCCGTATTTAATATAAAATTTTCAATATCTTTTGGTTTGAAGTTGGCATGATTTTGATATTCAGAAAGGAAAAATTGTTGAATGAATTCTTCATAATCGGAATGTTTATAATCGGGATATTCGTTTAGAAAATCTCGAATAGCCTTTTCATAAGTTCGTTTCAAAGAACCTTCTTTTAGTTGCTTCAATCTTGATTTTTCAAGATCAATTTCATTTTCGTTTTTGAATAGTACATCTAATTTTTCAGTAGTAAAAATATATTTGTTAGCATACCATTCAAACATGAATTTTTGCGAAATCTTTGGTTGTTGCATAACCAATTTTTCTAACATTTTTTCAGTCCAAATTTTATAATTAGCCATGTGAATAGATAGGTTTACATGGTTATCTGAATCAAGATAGGCACCGTGTAAATGTCCATGAATGTTAATCGTTTCATTTGTTACTGGCAATGGTTCATGACTTAATAAAATTCGTTTATTATAAAAGATTGGAACATCAGAAACAATATCAAATGCTTGTAAAAGTTTTTGTTTCTGAGTGTCATGATTTCCACGAATGAGAATGGTTTTACACTTTAAATTTTTCCAAAATTGAATATTGTCTCGACTCATCTCACCAACATCACCAAGTACATATAAGGTATCATTTGGATGTAGATTTGTTGTGATCAAGTTTTTAATGTAATCGTCATGCTCTTTAATGGTTTTAAACTGAGTTCGTTCAAACTTTATAATATTGTCATGACTCAAATGTGGGTCAGAAATGAATTTATCCATTTAATTACCTCCTTTCTTATAAAAAACCTAGTCTAATGACTAGGTTTTATAAACATTTTAGTTCGTCTACCAAGTCATTAAATTCCGTATACTGGTCATATAATTCATCAAATTCATAGAATACGGTATCTTTATATGGTAATTCTTCTAGCAATTCAATGAATTTGTTTCGATATTTCATGAAAATGTCATCTTCATTACGCATGACCTCATTATAATGATCCAAAATGTATTGAACTGATAGAACTTCACCTTCATCATAAATTTCACAGTCTAATAGTGCTTCTACTGTATAATCATGAGACTCAATAATATTATACTGAACATCATCGTCTTGTTCTTCGGCATTCCAATCTAATATAGCTTCACCTTTATGAATAAAGTCACAACCAGATTCAGAATCTGTAAATTTAAAGATAACTTCAAAATCATGTTCTTTAATTTCATTTTTTAATTGAATCAGTTTTGCATTATCTTTTTCAAATTCTTCATCATAATTTCCTTTTAACGGAGAAAAGAACCATTTTACATTTGATTCAAATGTCCAACGTCCATTTGCAGAAAAATATGATTCATATGCATATTTATCTTCATTAGGTACTTTATAAATCTTAGTATCAAACTCTTTTTCATCAAAATCAATTGTAGTATCATAATAGGCTGTTCTCTCAGATGCCTCATGAAGTTGTAAAAGTTTTTTAATTAGTTCGGGTGTTTGTGCTTGAATCATTACTGACCCAAATGCGCTTGAAATATTTGCCATTTATTGTTCCTTTCTAGGATCAAGTATTATGTATTTAGGGATTTACCTTAATATAGTTAAAAACAATAGACTATATAGCCTATTGTTTTTGGACGATTATTGGTCATGATAAGTATATCGGTTATCATTCTAAAGTTGTTTGCTTTTTTGTGGTTCTTTGAAATTTAAATCATCTAATGTTAAAACATTACCATATGTTTGTTCTTTCAATTGTAAGAAGTTATGATGGATTTCTGCTTTGATATTTCTTGCTGCTTGTGTAATATGTTGAATATCAGTAGTTAGATGGGATAGATTTGTTTCCTGATATGATTCCATATTCACAGATGTTTCAATATAATTATTTTTATCTATTTCATTTAGTTGCACACGTTCATGATTTGTATCATGTGCTGCCAAATAAATATGACCTTCTCCTCTATGTTGTAGTTCTAAATATTCAGGCATATCTGTTTGATTTAATGATAGAACTACACCTTCTTCAAGCATACAATGTATTTTTTCTATATATTGAGGGTTAATATTACTTAGTTGATTTAGGAAGTTTAAATCATCGATTAGTTCTTCATCACGCATTATATAGTTTGCGAGTATGACATTATCATTGTTACATAGTGAGATTTCGTTGTTTTGTTGAGAATTTTCAATATAATGAAAAGGCAATCCTTGAGATTCAACCCATTTATTTAATTTGTCGATCTGTATCTCCCCTGTATAACAAGGATATGGGAAGTACTCTGAGTTATACTCTATTTTATGTTGATTAGTATTTTGTGGTGATAACGTGTTTATATGTAATGTGTTTTTTATAAATTCATTGGATGAATTTAGCATATTTTTTAATTGATATTTTGCGTCATCAAGTGTTTTAGCTGTTTTATTTTGATATTGTTTATTTTCAATGTCAATGTGATGTAAGATATATTTGGAATCGCCATCAATAAAATAAGGTTTTATATTTCCATTTCTATCGATTGATATCATATGTTCATTTTGTTGAGTGGTTTCAATGCTGATATCAATATCGGAAGTAATGTTAACTGTAATTGTTTGTGATATCTCATTTTTTAATTCCGATAATATCTCAAAATGTGTTGGTGTTAATTTATGAACATTGTTTAATAAGAATGGATTGCAGTTTCTAATCTCTGATAATAATTCTAAGATGTTATCCATTTCAGATAGTTCTTCCACTTGTATAGTATTTGATTTACCTGATGGTAAATTCATTATTATCGTTTCGTGACCTTCTGGCCCTGTATGTATTGATGCGTCAAATGGATATGCTTCCTTTACGAATTTATTATTTAATGAACTAACTATTGTCATAATCTACCTCTTTTTTATTATAATATTAATGCCCGATTAATTACATTTGTGATCATCGTTTTCTTAATTATAATATAAAATAACATTATTTTCAATATTAAGAGAATAGATAGTTAATTCTAAATCAATCGAATCAATTCTTCAACAAGTTGTTCTGGTTCTAACATAAAATCATCAAATTGTGATAATGTAATTGTATCAAATAACCACTCATCGATTAGATTCAACAGATCTTCTTCTGTTCGCAGTCTAGAAATTGTATCTCCATTATAAATCCATGTGAAAGTTTCTACATTTCGTATAAAATCATCTTTGGTATATCCTTCTGTATGATAGTTACAAATATCGTAAATAAAATCAGGTATAGCTTTATTTATCATTTGATATGCCATGCTTTTGACGGTACTGGTTTTAGATGATTTAATGGTTAGAATATGTTGAACATTTTTGAACAATCGAAGGGAATATACAATCATATTATATTCTCTTGGGGTAAAGGAATCTTCAAGTATATTCCCATCAATAGAAAACGGAACGTCTTTGTAGGTTAATTTCATATAAGATATATTCTTCCTTTCTATAATGTAACAACTTGAGTAAGATTTCCTTTACGATCAAGAATATGTAGTTCAATATGTCCTTCATTATCTTTATGAAGTCTAAGAATTTTTGAAACTCTACTATTTTGTTCAATTCTAATTTCTTGATCACATATGTTACTTTCATTAAGAAGAGTAATCTCTGGTAGAGTGTTAAAATCATCCATATTTAGTGCAAATTCAGTTTCAGAATCGAATGAACTTGAGTCACCTTCACCAAATGTTTCAATGATAGTATCATACTTCTCGTCAAAGTTTTGTGGTGTAATTGTATCTTCTACTTCAAAACTACTATAAATAATTTCTTTTACTAAAATCTCCGTTGACATTTATTCATGACCCCCTAATGTATAGTTTAAGAATGTTCTTAATTTTTGAATATCTTTTTGAGTATGTTCTAAAATCAAATCATCATCTAACTCATGATAGGTATCATAATCACAAAACTCAAATTGGATTGCAAAATCAATAATATCATTTAGTAGTTTTGAATCTTTTTCAGAAAATCCTTCAACTTCAAATCCAAGTACCCATGCATTTGCAAAATCTTCTTGATGATCTTCAAACCATGTATTTAATTTCTTATCTTTACGAAGTTTATCGGTTGCACTAAAGAGTGTTAGTTCTTGTTTTTTGGCACTGTCCATAAACGATGCAACCATTGGTGGTAATTTAACGAGTGATGTCATCAATTTTTCTCCCATTCTAATTCTTCTTTAATAATTTCATCCAGATCTTTAATCGAATCTCATCATAAATTATTTTTGATTCTTCATTTGTCAATGGAATAATAATTGCCATTTATGATTTCCTTTTCTTTGAGTGATTGTTGTAATATCTTTTATATTTTACCTCGTGTTGTAGTGAGCGTTAATGATTTCTTGTAAATGATTGATGTCGATTGGCTTAATTTGGGCTAACGATTGTTCTAATTTGTTTGTGATATCATCACGCAATTCACTTATACTGTCTGATTTTTCCGAACTATAATTGATAGGTAATTCATAGTCTGTTGTATTATCCGATATTCTATGGTTACTTGTAGATGATTTAATAAAATTAAAATATTTTGTTTTAACATTAGTAAGAATTATCTTAAGATAATTGATAGGTAATTCATAGTCTGTTGTATTGTCCGATATTCTATGGTTATTTGTAGATGATATAATAAAATTAAAATATTTTGTTTTACCATTAGTAAGAATTGTCTTAGGGATATATTCAATTTCAAAACATTGTGTTAGTCCATAAGGTAGTAAATAATGGTCATATATATCCTTTCCACTCATCATGTATGGTGTAATGCGTCCGGTAAATCGACCTGTATATAGATACACACTAGGTATGTCGATAGTTTTGATTTGATATTCATCTAATAGATTATTTGGATGAGTGTTCATATTGAATTTCGTAATATTCTTGATGTTATTATAATCTGATGAGAATTCTAAAATAGGATAAATATTGTCTGTTATTTCGGATATCTCATAGTTGATGTATATTAATTGTTGAAAATCATCTATTGTTATTTTTCCATACTGTTCAAACTCTTTTAGAAGTTCTGTTGTGATGTAGTCACTATATATCTTATGTTCTTGTTGTGTCAATTTCCGCATAGTTATCTCCTTAACAAAGATAAGCCCCAAAGGGCTCATCTTAATTTGAAAATTTTTTTAATAGAGATGTTCCAGTTACAGTAAAAGCATCTTTACGGCTAATATCAAAATGAACTAATTGAAAGTCTAATTCATCTTTATCTCCAAATGGTCGTACATAAAACACAGGATGATAAATAGTATCAACTTCAATAAATTCTTTTTCAATTGGAGCAGCTTCACCATTCCATGCACGTTGATAATGAGAAATACCAGTAATAGTTTCTTGATTTAAGAAACTTAATTCTACAACACCTTGATATTCCTCTTTTATCGCATGTTTATTAATCGTTACCATTCGTTGATGTGGGTTGGTTTCTTTTACATCAACAAATAAATTACTTTCAGGTGGCAATTTATCCGTTACTTTTCGAATTCCCAAATAATCTTTATTTAATACATGGTTAAATAAATATCGCTGAAATACTTTTGGTTGTAACCATTTGGAAAAATAATAAACACCAATACTAATCATCGTAACAATAATCCACATACCCGCTTGTGATTCCGTCACCTGTTTGGTATATCCTGCAATAAAAGCCATTGCAAGAAAGGTATTTCGTAATAACTTACTAATAACTGTTTGAACGCCTTTACGAATATATAAAAGTGGTGCTAATAAAAGAATCAAAATCATTAAAACCCCAAATGGCTCAGGGTCAACCTTTAGTGAGGTTGTAGATTCTTTCACATTGATAGCACTTGCAACAATTAAAACCATTAAATACAATAATTTAATAACTTTACTAATCAGCCAGTTAACACCTGCAATATGTGTATCCATATTCTGGTATTAGTTCTACAAATCGTCCATCCATAAAAATGTCAAGGGGTCTAATCCAACATTTTTCATCATCTAATGACACATACACCACACATTCTTCTAGTGTTTCCTCCCAATATCCGATTTGAACAACTTTATATTTGTTACAGGTTTTTTTGTGCATCCAATGAGATCCTATTTTAGGTTTTGTCATTTGTTTACCTCAATCAACTATTTGATATTCATTAAGTAGAACATTTAATAAATCAATATCAATCATATCACAGATCGTATGAAGAGGTTCACGAACTCGTTCTAGTGCATATTGCGAGGCAATACCCTTTGCAAAAATTTGTTTCTCTTCGTCGGTATCTAGTTTCATATAAAGTTCTTTTTGATGGTACTTGATACGACGTTCAAATACGTCCCATCCTTGACTTGTCAAATGATCAAACTCTAATTTTGTCCATTGGTCGAGAAGATATTGTATTTCTTTATCTGGCAAAAGTTGAGATAGGGATTTATCCCCTTGTTTTTCTACTGAGATATAATGAATTGATTTGAATGTTTCAACTAATTCAACATAAAGTTTGTAATAGTTACTACTTTCTTTATCTAGTTGTTTCATTTGTTCAATTAGTTCATTACCTGTTCCATAAAAATCACCAACACGCCACTTATTATTTGATTTTGTATATGTGAAAAATATATTTTTTCGTTGATTGGACCATGTATCTTGGAAAATAATATAATCATTGGAGTTAGAAATAATTGCATTTCCAGAAATCATAGCGGGTCCATTGACATGTGCACTATCTGTTATATATGTATTGTCATAAATAAGTGCCGAATCCGATATGATTGCATACTTGTCAACTACTGCATGACCGTATACATTTGCATTACCAAATACTAGTGCACGTCCTTTAATTTGTGCATATTCGTTAACAATTGCAGTGTTAAACACACAGGCCCCGTCTGATATAATTGCTCGGTCTGAAATGACAGCATTATCAAATACAAAAGCATAATTACGAATTTGTGCGTCATATCGTACACGTGCATCATCAAATACTTTCGCATCATCATAAATCCAACAAAAATCGTCTTGACTGAGATTTTCTTCAGATTCTACAAATCCACCTAAATCGCCTTCTTTTACATCATTAAACGATTGTATGGCTTGGATACGATAAAGTGTCCGATTATTGAAGTGTGTTTTAATATTTGTTAATTTATATTTTTTCATGTAAGTTATCCTTATTGAAATTGTGAAATTTCTAGGACATTATCCTTAATTGTTGTTTTTGGTTTAAGATTTAATCGAACCGATATATCATAAATAAGTTTGTTATCTTCATAAATAGAAATTTCTTCTAAAGAATAACCACTAGTAATTTTATCTAAAATATCGGATGTCAAATCTGCTAATTTTATAATAAATTCACCTACCACATCAGCTTCTAAAAATTGATTATGTTTATATCTTACAGAATGAGTAATGTCATATAATCGAAATTCTTGTAATTGTGATTCTTTCACCACTACTTCAAGTTCCTTTTCAGTAGTAGGTTCCAAAAATGATAATTTAATTTCTTTTTCTGTCATGTGTAGTTTTCCTTCTATATTTATTTTATCATGATTATGACCTATCGTCAATATTCGTTACGTGATATTATATTTTTCTTTAATTTCAGTTTTAATCTTTTTCAAAATATCAAAAGATGATTTTGATTGGTTTACTTCAATTCCTTCATCAATACTTTCAATATATCCATAATGAACTAATTGTTGAAAAATATTATTAATTGAATTTTTACCTAAAGATTGTATCTTGAATAATTTATGTGATGTAATTACATGCATAATATCTTCAACAGTATGGATTCCTGCAAATTTTAATGCATTATAGGCCCGATTAGATAAACTAAGTTTATAAATATCCATATTTAATAAGGGCATTTCTTGAGTCAGCTCTCCTTTTAGATATGCAATTTGACGTTCCAGTTCTTTAATTACTTGTTGTTGTCCTTCAATTGTAGAATTATTCTCACGGATTTGTAAAGATTGCAATAATTTCTGTGTATAGACAATGTGTCTTAATTTTCTTAGCGCCTTTGCTTCTAATTGTCGGACTCGTTCTCTTGTTACATTCGTAACAGAAGCAATCTGTTCAAGTGTTAATTCATTAATATATCGCAAACGAAGAATATAAGCATCCCGTTCATCAAGATATTCATCTAATAATCTATCCATATCATCCATTAATTTATTGGTAATAGAAAAATCTACACCTAATGCTTCAGCACTAATAATGGTAGCCAATAAATTATAGGGATATACTTTACGAATATGTTTCTCAATAATATGAGATGGAATACTTGTTACCGTTGATTTTAATCGTCTAAATGTTGCATCAGAAATTCGTAAACAGTCAATTAATTGAGTATTTACTTTTTCAAGTGGTATTTCTTCATTAATTGTTAAGGAATCTCCTAAGTAGCGAAAGGCATTTCGTTTGTTTTGCATCTCATCTAACATACGTTTTGTCATGTAATTAAGCATGTGAGTTGGCTCAACATCATTTCCAATAATATAGTCAAGAGATGTTCCATAGTATTCTGCAAGTAGCATATAATGTCCGATATTGTGATTTTTAATAGGATCTCTCTCTAGTAAATTATAGGTACTTCGATTGATACCGGTATCTAGACAAATCTTATCAATGGTCACATTATTTAGTTCTCGAAAATATCGTAATCGTGATTGTTGAGTGGATAATTTCTTGGCAATTTCTTCTTTTGTAAGCATTTTGATGATTCCTTTTATAGTTATTGATATTTAAATCCCAAGTAATAATGTTAAATATTCAATAATTTCTTTTTCGGTTATTGAATCTTGTTCATATGTGTCAATCTTTACCTGTATTTTTTGGGTGAAGAAATTTGGTACCAATTTTAAGTATACTAATAGTTTATCACTATCTTTATGATAGATTATAAAACGATATTGCTTTTGAGGATTAAAAAATGAACCATTAAAATTGATTGGGATATCTAATTTGACATAGTTTAAACCACTAATCTGATATACCTCAATGTTAGATTTCAAAGCTATTTTAATAATTGATTTGATATTCTTTTGATTTATAAATTTGAAAATATTATTTTCAAGTTCTTTAATGACTTGTTTCTTTTTTTCTTGTTCAAATAATTTTTCTCTTACTGATGTCATAATAATTTCCTATCATAAAATAAAAATAAGCCCAAATTATTGGGCTTATTTGTGAAGTCGTTCACGAATGGTAGCTAATGACTTATCTACAATTAGTTCACCATCCAGGAATACTGTTTGTAGTGCATTCCAATTTGAATAATGAGCTTCTGCCTCATACAATCCATCTTTCCACACCAAATCATTTTGCGATTGGTCACCTGTTAATGTTGAGAAGTCAAAATCTGGATTTTCTGCTAGAACATCTTCTTTACGAGCTACAACAACACGTCCACGTTGAGAACGTTTTGTGCCATCGTCTGTCTTTGGATCCTTAAATAGCATACGTTCTTCGCCATTTACGGTTGCAGCTGTAGCTTTAACCGCAAATCCGAAAGTATCACGAGTGTGATATTGGTAAGAGAATGAACCGATACCAAATACAATATTTGTTGTAGCAAATCCTTTTGCTTCTAAACGCTCTGCGATAGCTTTGGCACGTTCCAAGTTGATAGAGTCACCGTAGATAGCGCCAATATGTGGATCAAGCACTTTATATCCTTGTTCATTTACGGTACCACCAAATGTGTCCCATAAACATTCAATGAGACCCTTTTCTTCAGGAGTAGTACCATTAACTTTGGTACCTGTTACAATATCAACAGGGTCACCACTGTCAGGACGAACGACGAGTTTTCCGTCACGAGCCATGATGATGTCTTTCAATGCTGGAAGATATTCAGTGACTACTTTCCAGAAGTCCCAAGTATCTGATACTACTGAGAACAAACCAGTTGGATAAACATCTACAAGGAGATGTTTAAACAATTCTAACTCATCGGCTTGACCGTATGAACACATTACACTGTGTTCAGTAGCTGAGATAGATGCACCTGTTGTGAAATCAAGTGGGGCTTTGTAATACTTGTGAACTCCAAAGATGGCAGGGATTGTATCAGTCCCTTGGAATGAAGTCAAATGACCCATTCCCGAAGCCATACCTGATTGTTCAGAAGACATTCCACGTAATGAAAAGTCATGCCCTTGGAATTCGACACCTGCTGTTGAACCAGTTGTTTTAACCGCATATTCGTTAAGAACTTTACGGTATTGGTATGCAAGTGTTGCGCTGGTGATTGGTTGCCAAATTGTTGTTGACAATATAGTCTCAAGGAAATTAGTCAACCAGAAAAATTCAGGTTGAGTGTTTTCAATAACCATGACAGGACAACGCATTGGCGCGAGTGTCCCTTCTGGTAGTGCGTCAATCTTGATTGGTAGATAACCAAGGTTATGCAACTGTACTAAATGTTCCGTATAAACTTCAGTTTTACCAAGAGTGTTTTTGACAAAGTTTTCGTAAGTTGATACTACTTCTTCAAGTGGTACATTAAAGAACTCGTCGTTAAAACGATTAATCAAATATTCTTTGATGAAGTATTGCAATCCAAAGAATACAATTTTATCTGACCACGGCGCATATTTGTTAGACCGTGGTGTTAATGTGGAATAGACCTTTGTTGTACCTTCTGGGTATTGCTCTCTGTGAGAGAGCTTGTAAAAGTCTGTAGCTAGATAAATCGGAGTAGTTGTCATATTTATAGTTTTCCTTCTTGTTAATTGTTATCGTTTGTTACAAATAAAGCGCATCTTCCCATGCTAAATCTTCAGGAGTCAATGATAATCTGGTATCAGCCCCATCCGGTTCAAATTCGTTAAGTTTTTGGAACTCAAAATCTAAGGTTTCTGTTTGTGTGTAACAGATTTTAGCAAATTCTTGTAGATTCGTAAGTAATTTATGGGATAGTTCTTCAAATCGTTCAGCAGGGATCATTTGATAGGCATAAGAAAGTCCTTTTACTGCTGACCTACGTTTATAATTTTCAGTTTCATCTGATTGATCCCAAAAGATTTCTGTACGAATGAATCGTTTCCCATCTTTTTGATAATCTAAACAGTCCATTAACCAATCATTCTTTGTAAGAATAAGAGCTCCGTCATAATGAGGTCTACTCAATAATTTACCTAAATTGGCCTTTTGTACAAGTTCTTTCAAGTTACCAGAATTTCCAGTACGTCTATAGGTGAATTCATCAGATTTCGAATCGTGTGATTCTACGTCAAAACCATCTTTATTCAATGCTGTTTGAAGTTGTGTATGTGTATCGGATAATAATGTTGAAATGCTATGACTATCGTTTGTTTGAACATCTAACCAGTGATCTAGTTCGTCAATCCTAATGTCTGTACCACTACTAAATTGAATTGTATTTACATGTTCAAATCGTCCACCATCTTTACAGGTAATAGTTGATTTTTGATACTTGTTTTTCTGTGTGATGGATAGTTCATCATCTTGTACGGTGATTGTTGTTTTATAACTATCTGAGTCTAGCTCAATACTATATTGGTCAAAACTTTCCAAATCATCAGTTATTAGTTTTGGAACTTTGTTGTTGATTGTTTTAATGACATTAAGAACGGGTAAATACTCTTCAAATTCGTCATAATAAGCATGTCCCACTCGGTATCCTGACGGAAGTTCAATATCACCATCATCAAAAATAAGGGGTATTTTATGTTCTTCAAAATAATCTTCGAATGTTGTCATGATAAAAGTCCCTTCTAGTTAATTTTTTGGTTCAAATAGTTGTTTTACTTCGTTATCTCCATCATCAAAGGTTATTCGAAGTTCACCATCATGATCAAATGGATAGGGATTACCACTATAGGATCCAAAGTGATTTTGTCGTGAGGTTATCTTACGATATTCTACTTTTACAATTTGAGAATGATTATTTAATTTTTTATTTTTAATAACATTATCTTTTTGAAGCAGTACATCATAGGTTACTTGCCCTTTTGAATCCGTTGCGATAATGGTACCTGATAATGTGTTATTTAATAAACTATCCATATCATTAAATGTTGATCCCATTTCTGCATTACTTTCCAGTAGATATTTGGAATGCCAATGAGTTAGTTCAATATTAATGGATAAATTGTCCCCTTTGGTATAAATAGTAGTCCATTCTGAACCATTTAGACTGGTTGATGCAAATAAAAATGGAAATATAAAGGGTATTGTTACAAGTACTACTATACCTATATATTTTAATATTGGTATGACAATCATATCACTCATTACAATTAAAAATGATCCAAGAATTAAGGCAAGAATAATCCATCCTGCAGCATTAAATCCAGTTAAAATCCACTCGATCATATTTAGGCTCCTTTTTAATAATATCTAAAACGGGTCGAACATAAACCTTACTAGATGATTCAAATGGTTTTACATTCATGTATTGATATCCTTGTGGAGTATAAATCGAATCTGTAGTGAAGATCTTATTGAAAATTAATGGTACTTGTCCCATATCAATTGCAGTTTCTGCATGTGTCACGATTAACCAATTTTCACTTGATTTAATGTTCAAATCCATTTCAATAGCTTTAATGGCGCCAACAAATGTCCCACCATAAGAACATAAATCGTCAATGATAATGATAGGTGCATTTTCAGATGGTGTGTTTGTTACTTTTTCAATAGATGCTTTGATACTTTCAATTTTACCTGTTGCGAAATTACGAACCTTTTCGCAAATAATGACGTTTGGATAGTCATCTGCATTATATCGAGTAGCAGCACCCTTATCAGGAAAGACAAACCATGCATTATTCACATCTAATTGCGTATAGTCAATAACATTTTTTGCTAAAGAATATTTAAATTCAAATGCGTGATTATTCAATTGTTGTAATGTGACAGGAGAGTGTGGATCTAATACATAAATTCCATTAACACATGATAGATTATTAATAATATGAGCCATAACTTCGAGTGAAAAGGCAGTACCTTGGTCTTTCACACGATCCATGCGAGAATAAGGCATGTATCCAATATATAAGTTGTATTCTTGATTATAAGATTTTATAGCATTATCTAAAAGTAACAACTCAAAAATAGATTCATCTGTTTCATATTTCCAGTAGACGTCATTCAAAACGTCACTATCATGAGATTTTACGAATTCTTTTGGTAAGTCTAATCGTTTTTCTTTGTTTGGAAAGGTAATAAATTCAATAGGGTTTTCGTTTAAATAAATCATAGGTGTCTTTCCTTTATTGATATAATGGTTTTATATTATCTTTTAGAATTTTATAAAAGCGAGGGGGTCTACCTTGTTTGCTTTTATCAAAGTCCTCTGTTTCTTGTAAAACGTTCATTACAAATGACATTCGTCTTAAATTAGAAGGTAGAGTTTTCTGATAATAGGGCAAGAAATGAGCTAACAAATCTCTTGTTTCTTCAAGTGTAATGGTATCACCGGCTAATAACAGTGGCAGAGGATGTTTATCCCAGTTATTTGATAAAATGGTAAAGGCTTTGTTCACCATTTCTGTATGGTCAAAATCGAGGTCTAAGTCTTTTTCAAAATTGGACCATCCCTCTGAATAACGAATTGGTTCTGTCAATAATACCAAAATTGGAATAGAAATGACCTGTCCACGAGGATCTCTATTAGGATTTGTTTGTGCAGGTAATTCTTGAAGAACATATTTAAATTCTGATAAACTTGTCTTTGTTTCAAGAGTTCGGTGAACCGCTTCTTCAATGGATTCCATTTCTTTTACAAGCACCCCAGGGAGAGCCTTTTTATGACTATCCCCCCGAACAGGTGTGAAAATTTTAACGTGATTATGTAATTTATCAAAACTTAAAATGAGTAAATCAACCGCTAGATTTTGATGTGGAATTAGTGTCATTCCGTACCTCTTTCTTCGTCACCCCATACAAACAAAGCACCAATTGAATTTAGAATATAAAAGATATATTTCCCAAGATTAGCAAAATTCCCTTGGATGAGAGCTTTAAAGAATTGGACAAGGTTATAAACAAACCAAAATCCCCATTGTGTAGTCAATTTTAAGGCATTCAATACATTTGCGACTAATGACAATCCAAATGCAATTGTTGTAACATAAGCGAGTGGGTTCATATTTCCACCATATCCAATATAATTGGTAACATAAGAAAATACAAATGCTACAATGGTGGCAATAACTGCAATTAATTGTGTTTGTGCTTTACTTCTAGTATTTGGCTTACCTTCTTGAGATTGTTGCCATTTTCGAATTGCAACAGTGTAAATGATGAAGGTAATAGGGTAGGTAATAATCGCGGCTTTATTACCTAAAATATAGTCAATAGCCCCTGATAAAATTGTATTAATAATACCAAGGTAGTTACCCCACTTACTTAACTTACCAGTAAATCTAGTGGATAACATGGAGATACCTACATTTGTGACTGAAATGAGTCCAAATGGTACTAAAGCAGTCCATGGACCCCAATCCACAAATTTATCCAATCGTGAATTTAAATATCCTGATGCAATGGCAATTCCAACTACCAGCATTACTCCTAGAATATCAAAAGTCACTGACTTTGCAAATTGCTTTAAATATTGTTTCATAAATGATTCTCCTTTATTATTGTTATTTATCATTATTCTTTATGATTATATTGTATCATAAAGAAGTATTGTTGTCAACTCTTTTAATGAATTCATTAAGTTTTTTCTTATCAGATTTAAGTAACTCAATAAATTCTTTTAATTTTTGTTTTTGCTTATTGTTTGTCATATAAAAAAGCCTCTACAAATTTAGCAGAAGGATCGTTAATTGTCAATCCTTTTTCTTTTAGTATTGGATATTTTTCTAGAAGTTCTTGTTTTGTATTAATCATATAAGTTTATGTTCCTTTTTAGTCTTTATGATCTTGTTTACACATAGTTTGGTAAAAATGACGATAAAAACGTGTCTTTAATTCCATAAGCTCTTCATTTGGGAAATAATCTCCTACAATTAGTTCACCCTCATAATGTGAGCTAGAATAATGACCATGTTCATCAATGTAATAATAAATCATATTATTGTTAAATCCAGACTCCATTGCTAAGGTCTCTAAGGTTGCAAGTACAAGCGGGTGATTTGATTTGATCTTCAAAATAGGGCTATTCTCTGAAAAACAATTTGATTCGTTTACTATCGCGGTTACCTTATTAATGATGTTACTTGGTAGGGTCAAATCCGTTACATTAATACTCACTGCGTCATCAATAGTACTTAAATTATACCCTGTATAAACTTTTAGCATATAAAATTCCCTTTCTCAGTAATTTTTAGAAATATTTTTTTACAAAATCAATTATTTCAAATTTATAATGGAATGTTTTTCTTTTTACGTCCTTTGCAGATAATAAGACATAATAATTATTTTCATTATAATTTTCAATTAAATCAATTTGGATAAAATCGATTTTTTTAAGTTCTTTACCCTGATCTTGTTTATATATGACAAACATTGTTTTGGGTTTTGCTCGACCTGATTTGTTGTAATTATCCAATACTTTTTCAAGTTCAGAATAATCTTTATTGTTTTTGTCAATTAGAATGATATCCTTATTGAATAGGTGTTTACTTTTCATGATATTTTAGAGTTCCTTTTTAATTTTCTATGACAGGAATAAGTTCCCATACAAATACAAAGTCTATACCTTCTTCTTGATCTAAATATTCATACTGAATGGTATGTTTTCCAATGTATTCTCCCCATTTATGCCAACGCCATCCTCCATAATGAGAGGAATCATGTTCATTCACAATAGGGGTCAATAATAAGACAAATTTTACTTCTTCATCAAGTGAGTTCATATATTCAACAAGGTTTTCTCCTTGATCAAATAAGTCATTGTTGAAATCATTACCATATTGGTACACATATATACATTCTTCTAAATGTTTCTTTACTTGTGTTGCATTATCGGAAACACCACAACAATCAAGTTCAATAGGGGTATCGTCATATTCAAGTGATTTGAAGGTTGTTAAACGGTTAATATCATTATTTCCATTTAAATGTGTTAAATAAATACCTGTGATATCTAGATTTTTATCATCTTCGTCTAAAATGATATTATTAGTATTAGGATTTTCTTGTGAACACCATGGTCTGCCACTACAAAAATCAAAATGAGTATGAGTTTCTTTTGAAATTAATGTCCACGGTTGAAATTTTAAAGCATCATGACGATGTACATCTTTAAATTCAGGATCTTCTTCTTGTATCTTTTTCCATACAAGTGCTCTATTTTTTAATTTTTCGTGGTCATACATTAAATTGGTATATGGAATGATAATTGGTGTAAGTTGATACTCTGCAATATCAATCCAGGTATTACCATTTGATTTTGACACTAGGAAATCATATAGTCCTTTTGAGATTGTAACTACTTGAATTTCTTTAGGTGTATCCTTTACTTTTCCCCTTAAAAGTGAATAATTGGTGGATTGCCCATTTGATAAGTATAGTTTTTTATTAGTGTCATAAATAGCATAAAAACGTTCTTTTTTCATAAATAATCTCCTTTAGTTTACGATAACAGATTTAATGTTATATTTTGTTACTTTATAGAAATAAGGTGCATCTTTAACTTCATCATAAGATGTTCGATAATTAAGAAATGCAATTTCATGTAGTCCCTGAGCTTCTAAATATTCTCGTGCTTTTTCTACTGAAGAAAAAATTAGTGGGACATCATAGTCTTCTTCTTTTTTTGTTATAAGTGTTTGATGATTTGAAGACCATTTCTTTGTTTGTTTGTGAACATAACATGTTTCTGTAACAATTACATAAATTTCGTCCATAAGTATTCTCCTTAGTCGTTATGAATGATTGATTTTCGTAGCATATCGTTTCGAAACTCTTCATAAGATTCATATTTTGTTTCTTTGAAGGTGATTGGGTCAATAACTATTCTATTTCTACACATTTCATAATTGTTTGTAGTAAAAATGATAATACATTCAACACCTAAACTTTCTACTTGCTGCAGTTTAAGTGGAAGTGTTGTCATAATGAATTGAATCATATCTACAGATAGTCCAGAATCGATTCCATCTACGAAAAGAATGATTTGCTCCAGGTCTTTATTTTCAGGCTTTTCCTTAATATATTTAACCTGATCAAATAATTTACCCATTGTAATTAATTTATTTTGTCCTTCAGATGCTGACATCATGGTTCCTGCAAGTTCGAAATTCTTTAACCATAATTGACTTCCAAAAATATCATCATAGCTGTCATACTTTGCATCATAGGCTAAGAATCCTTTTGTTATAGGTTTATCTTCTTCTAGCAAAAACTTAAACGGATTACCTTTTGACATCATTTCGAATTCTTTATAATCTTGTTGTTTAAGAGCTTCTTTCATCATTGAAAGTAAAGATGATTTACCGTAACCATTTGGGCCTGCAAATATGGTTACGTTATTAGTAATGGTTATGGTATTTGTTTCAAATAAATCCCATCCATAAGGATTTTGTGCAATCGTTAATGTTAATGGTTGTTTCATAAAAATTCTCCTATTATAGTCCTACAATAATGATATCTGTTTCTGTTTCAATAAATGTTTTAATGGTATTCCAATTCCCATTTGCTAAGCCACATCCGATACGTTCTGGTACATACGCGGGTAAATGATGATATTTTGCGTACTCATCAAAACGTCGTAAATTTGTCATTAAGACTTCCTCGTTTGTATACTTGATAGATTTGTTATGACCATAGTCTAATTGTGAAAAACTATTGAAAATAACTAAATCGTCAGTTATTTTAACCGGTTGCAATAAACCAAATCGTTTTTGAGGGGTGTTGAATTGTGGTTGATAAGCGATTTGGTGATACTCTGATTTTACTTGAGGATGTGTACTATAAAGAGCTTTGGCAACACCAGCACCTATTTTATTTTGGCAGTTTACTTGATGCATAATAACACCATGTGTAATAGTTGAAATATCTTTTTTAATCATGAAAAATCTCCTAATAAATAAGTGAAAATAGTTTGTAGCAAAGAGTGAACTACCATAACCTTTACTATGTATAGAGGTCATGGCTTCTTGGGAAGAGTGTATAGTTGCTTTATAAGTTTTTCTTATAGGCAGAGCTTCACTTATTTACCAAGCTATCCCCGTGGTCCCCACGGTTGTTTGAATATACTTTAAGAAATTAGTTCTAAACCTTTATTTCTAATATTGATAGCCGCATTGATATCACGGTCATGTTTTGTGTGACAACTTGTACAAGTCCATTCACGAATAGATAAAGCCTTTTTCCCTTCATTTTGATGACAATGAGAGCATATTTGACTAGATGGAAACCATTGGTCAATTTGAATCAGTTCTTTACTATAGCGTTTAGTTTTATATGCTATCATATTGATAAACATAGACCAGCCTACATCAGCTATCGATTTAGATAATTTCTTATTTTGCATTAAGTTTTTAACTTTTAAAGTTTCCACTACAATATAGTCGTGGTTTTTGACTATTTTATGAGAAACTTTATGCAAATTATCTAAACGTTGATGTTTGATTTTATTATGAATTTTAGCTACTTTTCGTTTTTGTTTCTGATAATTTTTACAATCTCTTAATGGTTTTTTATATATTGTCTTAACAACTTTTCCTTCATTATCATAAATGTATTTTTCAATATTTTGTTCCCATCGTCTACTAAGAGTCTGTTGTTCTTTTCGTAGTTTGGCTTGTAATTTATGAAAATATTTTGGATTTTCATATTTTTTATGATCAGAAGTAATTGCTAAATGAGTTAACCCCAAATCAATTCCAACAATATTTTCTTTGGATAATGTTGGTTTTTTGTTGGTATCAGGAACATCATACAAAATAGAAGCTGTATAATAACCACAAGGTACTTGCTCAATGGTTACTGATTTAATAACCCCATCAATTAATCGATGTAAAACAATTTTAATGCCTGATTTAAATTTAGGTAAAATTAACTTATTGTTTTCAATTCGAATAGTACCTTTTTGATTATTTGTTGTATATGTCAGTTTAGAGTGAGATTTCTTTTTGAATTTAGGTTTATCAAAATGTTCTTTATTGTTTTTATAATTGCGGAAGGCTTTCTTCAAATTCATTTGACTATTGGCTAAGGCTAATGAATCTACTTCTTTTAAAAAGGGATACTCATTTTTATATTTAGCAGGAGTTTTAATCAAATCATTCTCATAAAAATCATGTAACATAAGATTATAAATAAGACGAGAACATCCAATTGTTTTATGGATTAAACTAGCTTGTTGTTTATTAGGATAAATTCGATATTTGACAGCCATTAACATTCTTTTTCACCTTGATTCAAAATATAATTTTTAACAATTTCTATTTGCGTTGACCCAGTGGAACTGACATAAAAACCACTTGTCCAAAAGGCTTCTTTCCATAATTTTAATTTAATAGATGGAAATTCTTTTTTGATTAATCGAGAACTAGTAGCTTTAGCTGCATTGATATACTTATTTAACTTAGTCGATGGACTAATGTATAAAATAGTATGATTATGTTCATTGTCATGACTCCATTCAAGTATTTCTAACTCATGTTATTTAATTATACACTAATTATATAATAAAATAGAATGTTTGTAACGCAAAGATTAAAATCGAAAATAAGGAGGGTGTGGGGGCTTTGCCCCCAAAAGATTTGAAAAAATCGTTAGATTTTTTCAAAAAAACAAGAGTTGATAAACTCTTGTTTTCTAAAACTTTGGTAATCTATTTAGTTTAATTTTGAATTCTAATAGTGATTTGAATCCAATTGGTTTTTTCAATTGACGTAATTGATTGTAATATTCACCTAAATTTTTAGGAAAGATATCAATTGGATTAGTCATTGTCTAAAACCTCAAATAGTCGATTCAGTCCTTCTTTTGTAAGCAAAAGGTGTCCTTCACAAGTTAAATCTTGAAGTGCAGTAACAACACCTTCATAACGAGTGTCAGGGTGTTGAATTTGGTAATGGTCTAAATAAGTTGTCATTTAGTATGTTCCTATCTTTTTATATTTGAGTAACAGACTCATGTAAATCTGTAATGTCCTTTTGAGTTAATTCATTAGGTGTAAGAAATTTATCAAGTGTATTTTCATCACTAATCACATCGTGAGCTACTTGTTGCATGACTTCTTCAGGTTTCCACCGGTCATTTTCAATATAAAGAATATATTTTCGTTTATTAATGATTTCTTGGTCGATAATAGATGCATTCTTACGCAATTTAACCATACTATGAATATGGGAATTACCTTTTACCGTTGCATCACCTGTCACAGTGGCAGTACCTGATACAATCGCATCATCATAGACCCAAGCCTTTCCCGATTGACCAATACTGGTTAAACTTTGAACATATCCACCTTTGTCACCTTTTTTTACGTCTGAAAAATTCTTTAAGGCCTCAATTCGATAAACTTTTTTATCAACAGACATCACTCTTGACTCATCTCGAACAATTTTATAATCATCCTCTATCAAACGATATTTTGAATTGGTGGTCTTATCCTTTTCATGTTTGATTTCAGATTGGTCATGTATGACTTCTGTCACTTTAGGTTGGTCATGTACGATTTCTGTCAAATCATCTTTGGTCACACTTTTAGTAGGTAATTCTTTATTCAGATTATAAATAAATTTTGTACGATGTAGAAACTCGTCTACAGATAATACATTTTCTTTGTTGTAATAAATATTACCAACATATAATGCATAGTGATCTTCTTCTTTTCGTTTAGCATAACCTGGTAATTGTCCGTAACCTAATATTTCTCTTAGTTTACTTGGTTCTTTAACATTTGCAGCACCTCTAAAAACAAGTTCATGTGCAAAAGGGGATGCATAAGATATTGGCTTAATCTTAATAGGTAAGAAAGGATTTGAGGGTCTGAAATCACCGCTCTTTACGGGTTTATCAAAACGTACATTCTTATTCATACCACGATCAAAGTAGATGGTATCTCCTAATGCACGTGAAATTGTTAATAAGGGTGCAGTCTCAGGTGCATAAACATAGGTTGCTTTTTCACCATTAGAAAATGTGATTTCAATCCCTTTATAATCGTTTCGATTGTACGACTGTGCTTGTGTTCCAAATATTGGATTCATATTTGGAATATCGTCACGAGTTAGGTCTTTATTCTCTCGGTTTCGAGTATAATAATCTTTTACTTTATCAAAAAACTCTTTTTTATCATCATTCGATAATAAACAAACGGCTTTATATTGAGATTCTATTTCAGCTTGTTCATTCTCTAATTGTGGTAATCCCCATTGTTTACGAAATGCAATGGGGTCATTGACATACATTGCTCCTGATACTTCAACCTCACGTTGAGTCATTGCATTACTTTTCTCATGTTGTGCACTAATTTGAGAAAATCCTTTTGGGCTATCAAAAAGCAAGGTATCATTTGATGTTACCTTTTTTAAGTTTGATAATTGTGTTTTTGGTACAGAGTATTTATAAAGTTTGTTATTTGGAAACTTTACGGTTAATGTTGACAGTGATGGTTGTGAATATTTTGATGATTTAAATATGATAGCTGGCATAATGTATACTTCCTTATGTCGTTGATAGTTTCATTATATCATATTTTAATAGTGAAGGATATTTAGTTATCCTAGTTATCGAATAACTTGTTTAATGTTTCTTGATGATTTTCCCCAATAGTCACTCGAATTTCATCAGTTCCATAAGGGATCATTCGTCCTTTATAGGGTCCGAATGTTTTATAATAGCCATAACTTTTACGATATTCAATCTTACTGATTTTTGATTTTTCTGTTATTTTTGATGTGGAAATAATATTATTTGCTCTTAATATGACATGGTGTGTTACCGTATCTCCATCTTTTTCGGCCATAACATATCCGTACCAATCTTCATCATATGCAAATACCTTATATTTTTCTAATAATTCTTTACTAACATCTATAGAATAAGGTAACGATAAATCAATATATCGGTACGTATCATAATTTTTTAAGGTAATATTTGTATTCTGATTATTTGGATAAATTGTTTTCCATTCATTATCCATAATTACTTCAGTGTTAGTGTTTGAATATCCAATAATTATTATCACTAATGAAATAATAATTAAAATTATTGATGATAAACATGAATTTGATTTAATGATCTTAAATTTCTTCAATAATAAACTACAAAGGTAAAATAATATTATTATACCAATGAAGATAGTTTCAAGCAATAAAGGGTGACTTAAAATTTCTTCCATTATTGTTTGTATCATAATATCCTCCCCTTATTATAGAATATCTACAATTTCTTCTGTTGATAATTCCTTAACACCGTATAATGATCCATCATAAAAATATTGTGGATCCATATTTACAACTGCTGATGGGTGTTGTTTAATTTCTTCTGCAACATACATAGGAATTTTACACGGTTCAAATCCATGAAGATATAAAATCGTAAGATGTTTATCTAACGTATCGGCTGTTGTTGAAATTTCTATAATTTCTGGATCATCAGTTACATCCATAATGGATTCTGAGACGGATTCTAATAATTCTTTAAGAGATGTATAGGCAAATCCGTTTCTAAGTTGTCCATTATCTAAAATACCATAGTAGGTTTTAAGTTCAGTCATTTAATTCTCCTTCTTTTTTGAAAGTTTATATCTAAAATAAAACTCTGTACCAATCCATTGTACACTACCTACAATGGCACCAACTATGAAAATAAACTCAAAACTTAGTTGTAAGTGATGTAAGAACAACCATAATAGAACCGGAGTTAATATAGCAGTTGGTATTGCATAAATGAGTTGAGCTATACCATTTAAATCATGACGATAGGATCGACTAATGGATAACCACATATAATAACGTAGCTTAGTCACAATTTCGATAGGTAAGAAAATCCATATGATTGGAGAAATAATTCCTTGATATATTGATTCTGGTAACCAAGTTAAACCGAAATATGCGACAACATAAAGTGACACAATAGAAATTAAAGCACCAACAGTAGCTTTCCAAAAGACAAATTTATTGTCTTTGTATGGGATTGAATCATCCAAACCAACATTTCGAGACACATGACTATTTAACAATCCAGCCATCGAATCTACCCATCCTTCAGGTAACATCATTAGATTTGAAATCCAATATTTTATACCTGCATATATAGGATTGATTGTAATGGTCAATCCTACTCCAATAATAGCTGATATTCTTGGTGCTAGACGTCTAACCAATTCCCATTTCACAATTACCCAATAGGATTTAATTTCTTTCCATGAAAATTCAAATCCCTTATTGAAAAATTGTGGTATAGGCTTCTTCCATAAGAACCAATATAATGGAATTTCATTCGTAATCATATTTACAATTAAAGCAGTGTTAACACCTAAATGTAAAACATGAGTTGTAAAGAAAATACCAATCAACATAGACCAAGCTATAGAATGATCTAAAACAGTAGCTTCCTTACTTTTACCTCTAGTTCTTAAATAGGATGGGATGAATATAGACCATGGAGCTGCTATTAAAATCGAAATGATTGATAATTGGAAATATGGAATGTAGAATGGCAAATCTATTGGTGATACCCCTAAAATAAGCAGTAGTTTAGGGAGAAACATAAAACTACCAATAGCTGAAGGTAAGAGCATGAGATAGAATAAGTATATGTGATTTTTAACTACTTTAGACTCTATACTTAGTCCCTGCTTCTCAATCAATTTAGGCAATGTTGCAGTCATAGATGTTCTAGCAGTATAATAAGTAGATGATAATATTACCCAAAATGCATCATTTACTCCAAAAAGAACTGTTATTCGTTCTACTAGACCCTTATCGGCTAAAAGACTGAAACATAATACCCAGCCTATTTCAATTGCATTATCCGCTAGTGAACCGATAAACGCATGATAAAGCATTTGAGTTAATTTTTGACGATTCCAAGGTTTATTTGTTGACATTGGAACCCTCAACAATTTGTTTCAGACCCTTAAAATAATCCAACACTTCGTTCAATTTCTCAACATAAGGTCGGTCTAGCTCTTGAACTTCTGTAGTCAAACAATCAAAAGGTTTCATAGACGAATGAAGTCTCATATTATCTTTATGATAAGTGGTAACCGACCAAGCGTCATGAACCATTTCTTTTGTGATTTCAATATTGGATGATAAAGCAGTCAAAACTAATTGAGTATAGAAAATTATAAAATCCTCAGATAAACACGAAATTTCTGTTCTAAAAGCTGAGTCAACTTTTTCTCTAACTTTATGAACATAAGTATCGCCAAGTCTAGGTGCTTTCTCTAAGAGGATACCCGACAATGCTAAATAATCACTCAAATAATAAGGCTTGTCAAAAATAGTTACTTTAATATCTGTTCTGTCTTTGTAGAGAACTAAAGTTTTGTCGTAATAACCTCTTAAGTTATGCCAAGACTGTTCATTATTACCCCGACGCTGACTACGCTCTTTATAGATAGATTCATAATCACCAACATCAACGACTACGACCTCCAAAGGATACCCCTTATCTACTAAGTAATTAAGACAATCTTCTTGCATCCAACCTGTTACAACATCATATTTACCTGAGTCAATAACCTTGCACCAGTCTATCATGTATCGCTCAAACCAACCATCGTTGATTTTACGATTTGGAAGACCTTTGAACTCTTCATTAGATAGATGTTCAAATCCAGTCTTATCATACTTATACTCTAATGTGTGTTTATCAAAATCATAAACATTTGAATAGTGATTGTCAAGATATGTTTTACCAACACACCCAACTGTTAAAATAATTTTTGTTTGCATAAGATACCTCTAGTGCTCATCATTATAAAATTTATAATCTTCACCTAAACCTTTAAGTTCAATACACCATTCTGGTGAATAGGTTTCTCCATCAAACAAAACAATGTTTTCTGGGTGTGTTCTCATATAGTTAGTTAATGTATCGGAATTTTGTTGGAGACTATTTGAGGATACTAATTTGTCATGAATTTCTTGTGTGAGCATAATTGTTGCTCCAATACGATACCATGCAGTAGATGTTTGTGTGTTTCTATATCGAAAGGTTGCTTTTTCTTGTAAATAAAGTGCTGCTACATTATCAGGATCAGCGGTAAGCGCTTTATCAATCAAACAGTTTTTGTCAATATATTCAATGTGAACGCCACTGGACCCATTTACAAGGATGTCCTCCAAGGACACCCCTGTTTGGATTAATTTCTGTAAAATAGTTTGTAGGTTATACAGTTCTTCTGCTGTCATATCTTACCACCATGCATAAAGTGCAGTTTCGCCATCTACCCAATTTTCAAGAAATGATTCAGATAAGTTACCTTCATCTACTAATAGTTCTACAATTGATTCATCGGTACAATACGTACAATTATCAGGCAAAAGTTCCCATCCACGATCATTTAAACCTTTACGTTGATAATCAACTTCTTTTTTCTTAATGACGTAAGTTGGTCTAACTTTTGTGTATGTGAATTTTTCAAGGTCTTTTTCTTTTTTTGTAGAAATAGTGATATATGGTAGATCACTATAATCAATATCACTATCGTTATATGTTGGTCCATAATCTACAATTTTAAGCTCCATACCTTGTGAGCTAATGGATTGCATAACAATTCGTGGATTAAAATATGGATCATTATCTCCAACTTTTCGTGTTCTGCTTTCAATATCACTGTAGTAATCTTCGATGTTTGAATATTTTTCAGGGTATTTCTTTTGGAATTCATAAAAGAATGTTACATCATCATCATATTGTGTTTCTACATCAACAATGACAGCAAAATTATCAATGATATCTTGTGAATAAACCTCGTCACGTTCATTATCGTCTACTTCGATAAAAGAGTAACCTTTTTCATATAGTTCTTCCTCAGTATATGTTTTTGAGGTGTCTAGTTTTGGTTCTTCTAGTTTGTATAAAAAAATGTCAAGTCCCATTATGGATTTCCTTTCTTAATTTTCTAATAGATTATTTAATTCTTTTGTTAATTCTTTTGTATGATCTGTTGTTTCAACTGTAATTCGAATCTGACCATCTACATCTGGTTGTATGTTGTCCCCATAATAGCCAAATGCGGTTCGTCTCATATTGCTTACGGGTCGATATTCAACTTTCGTAATCTTTGAATCTTTCGTTAGGGTATCAACATTACCACTGAGTTGAATGTCTTTGCTATCGAAATAGATGGTTTTTATGATAGTTGTATTTTCTTTGCTTAATGCCAATTTACCATTTTGTGATTCACTAATGAGTTTATACTCGTATTTTAATGGCTTATTAATTGGAATTCTACTTTCGTCTAATTCTAGAGTTATATCGGCATTAATATCATTAACATATATTTGTTTCCATTCAGTATCAGAATTATATTCTTTTTTGATATTGAATAAAAATACTAGTGAAATAAATAGTAGAATAATAGGAACTACTATTCCCATTGCAAAAAAGAAATTCTGCAGGCGTTCTTTTTTGACCATCTGAGCTATTATCCCAAATAAAATACCAGGTGTTCCTATAATAATACATACTGTAAAAGGTAAGAATTCATTACTGAGTAGCCATTCAATCATAAGATAATTCCTTTCTTACTCAATCCACTCAATTTTCTCATCCCACATATAGTTATTACAGATGTTTGACCATGCTTCAACACGAAAATGATTTCTACCGTGATTAATTAAAAATGAAAACAATGGGTCATCTTCATGTCTAATATCAATTGTATCAAATTCTAAGGTATTCAATTCTTTTTTAATATTATCATGTAGATTTTTTAATTTTTGTAAAATAGAATGAGTATACTCTGGATCGGAAACCCATGTTGGTTTATTATTTATTTTATATGTATCAATATCTATTTCCAAATCATCAAATATTGTTCTAATAATTAGTTTAATTTCCGATTCTAAGTCAACCTTACGGATTGTAATTTCTCGTTCGTTTTGGCTTGCAGCAATATACATAAGAATTATTCCTTTCAATACTGTTGTAATTTTTCAGCAACTACAGTTACTACACCTGTGAAATTATGAATATTTATAATCTTTTCTTGTGTTGTTGAATTAAATGTTGACTCAAAAATAGAGTAAGTGTCAGAAGATTCTTCATCAATAACAAGAGTTGTAAATCGCTCGTCATCTAACTCAATAAAAATACTATCTTCATTCACAACTACTCGTAACAATTTCGCTTTATATTCTTGTAAAATTGGTGTTAGTTGATTGATATTTGTATACATATGTTATTCTATCCTTATAATTTAGAAAGTAATGATTCAATACCTTTTTTTCGTTTTTCAAATAATGAATTATGTTTACATTGTGATTCTAATTCTTTTAATTTGTAATTACCTAATTGTAAAAGCCATTCAAGTGTTCTTTTTTCGTTTTCAGTTAAGTTATTCATATTTCTTCCTTTTTGTTAATTTCTAATTGTTACAATTCCTGTGAAATCATTTTGTAAAATTCGAAAATGAGGTTCTGTCATCCCATATTGATGATTATTCCAAACAAGGAAATAGGTATATCGCAATCGATATTTTTCTTCTTCCGTTAGAAATAAATCATTTAATGAATGAAACTCTAGCCATTGTAATAATTTTTTCGAGTCCATGCGTCTGAAACTTTCTAACTTAGGAATTGGTTCGCTAATTTCGTTTTTGAAAGCATATAAAAATGACTTAGCTAATGATTCACTTGTTATCTGAATATGTGACACATCAAATGAAATAAATAGTTGTTTCGTCATAAAAAGTCCTTTCTAAAATTAATAAATCAACTCATCCATTTCAGATGGTTTAAAGTCATTATCAACATAATCTAGAAATGCTTGTTTATTGTATGCTTCTTGTGGTTCAAAAATAGCTTCTAGTATTCGAACACTCATGTAATAACATTGTTGAACAAAGAATGCTTCTGGTCGTTCAAATACAAATTTAGCATCCTTATCTTCCAAATCATCTTCATGGAATTCATCCCAAAAGGAACGAATATAGTTGAGTGTTTCTTGTGTATTATAAGTCATTGTACCATCAGCGTAATAACTGTCAAATACATCATAAGAATTAAAGGTGGACACCCCATAATCTAAATTTTCATGAACCCAGTCGTAGATAATGTCTGTAACATATTGAATAAATGAACGTTGATCTATTGGTTTATATAAACGGGAATCTAGCTGCATATTCAATAGTCGTTCCATCATTTGTTTTTGTTCATCTGTATCATAGTGACATGCACGATGATGATTGAGTACGTTTCGAACATCCAACAAGTCTTGTTGCGTTACATGGTCATAAGGTTTTTCAATAAGTTTCTTAACAGTTTTTTGTTTTTGTTCTTCAATTTCATTGAATTGAATGGTAATTTTATTGGTCATTGTTTTTCCTCAATTGTTTCTAAAATTTGATCCCCTTAGAATCCATTTGTCTCAAACAAATAATTCATTTCTTTGAAATAAGTACTTTTTTGACCCATATACGTAATATAAATGTCTGTTAAATCTTCTGTTTCATAATTTCGTTCAACAGAAATAAAATCGTATATTTGATAATAACTAGCGCCATATTCTGCAGCTTCATGAATTGCATCAAGAAAGGCATAAATGATTGTATTTGGGATTTTATCAAGTGTAAATTCAAGGTTTTCTGATTTAATTTCATCAATTAGTTCACAAAGATTTTCTAAAAATCTGTTGATAACGTAATATTCATCTTGTTTTGTGATTTCAATGTCATTAATATATGCTTTAAATTGCATTTTGATATCTGAAGTGTAATATTTTGGCATAAAAATAATCCTTATATTTTATCTAGTTGTAAACAATAGATATCGAACGAAAAATACAATAATAAGAACCATATCTAAGAGTGATAATGCAAGATAGACTTTCAGTTGAGTTGCTAATGGTTTTTTCTCTAATACTTTTGGTGCGATAACTGTTGAAATAGTTGTTATTAAAAACAATATGAAAATAAACAGCGTCATGAATAATCTCCTTTATATTTTTACCGACAATCATCACTTATTCAATTTTACATCTAAAGATTTGTGCTTTATTATCATACCAAACAGATGGCAAATTATCCTGTAATTCAGTGATATCATCAAATGATAATACTTCTAAATCATAGTTCAAACCATGACGTTTCATATTATTTAATTGATTTCGTGAATAATACCCTTCATCAACCAATTCCTCTTCAACTTCATTGAATACAAGTGAGTTAAAATCAAAAGTTGTCTTTTCAAAATTAGGAGTTCTGTCCTCATTAAACTCCCAATAAATGCAGACTGTACCTTCTGACCAGAATAATAAATTCTCAACACCTTCATCTGTGAAGGAAATAATTCCTTCATTTCTATTAGCATCTTCATTTGTATAGTCAGGATTTAATGATTGAATGTATTTTAGTGATTTTTCATCACGACCAGTAATTCCTGAAATAGCAGATAAACATGCTAGATTAAAATGATTTTTCTGATCTTCTTCTGTTTTAATTTCAGTATCTAAATTTTCATAATAATCTACAATTGCATCTCTTAAACCATTTAATTCTTCTAATGCGGAATTAGTATATGCTGACCAATGATAATAAATGGCATTAGTTGGTTCTAATTCTGTAGTATAATTTGCAATAACAAGTCGTTGTCCCATAGGTATTTTTCCTTTTATTTAGTTTCTAAATTATAATATCTCATTGCATCACGAGATGCAGATTTCGCAAAGGACTCTAATAATAAGGTTTGAGTTCCAATGGATAATGTTTTGGTTTTACATCGTTTGATAAGTGTCAATTTATTATTGTCTAAGACAATCACTCCAACTGTATGATTTTCAAGTTTTCCTAAAAACCAACGTTCTTGTTGGATTTGATTGTATAAATCTATCGGCATTACAAAGTAATTTTTATGGCCTACGAAGGATAATCGTGCATCTGAGGTAATGTCGGTTAAACTTGACTTTATTTCATAACAGGTAATTATTCCTGTTGTTGTAATCGTCATATAATCGACATATTCCTGCTCATTTGTTAGATACTGACTGGTTGCATGTGAACCAATTTTCACTTCTTTACAGCCATACGTTCCTATCTTATTTGTATAAGATACTAATAGTTGTTCTAATTCTTTTGTTTGTTGTGATTTCATGTTAAAAATAAAAAGACGATAGTAATATCGTCTTATTTTACTGCTAAATCGGTACCACTAAAGTATTTACGCATTAATCCGTAAACTGGTTCAGGAGTATAATGATACGGTTCTTTACAAATTGCGAGTTTTACTTCAATAAGAGGTGCATTTGGATCTAAATGAATATCTTTTTCTAGTTCAATATTAAGACCCGATCCACCACCATTAATTTTGTCAAATAACCCAAATGAGGTTGTTTTACGAATGATTCCATTCTTGTTCGCAACTGCAAGAATAGCTTCAAAATCAGTTGTATCAGGAATAGCAATCAATTCCATATTATATAATTCTGTTGTAAAATCATATAATTCCTCATATAAACTTGTCAAAAATTTAGAGGTCTTACGAGTATTTGTTTGAAACAATTGATTTCGAGTATATCCTTGTGTTTTCAATAACCAGTCAATTGTTGTATAATCATCTGATACTTGTGATACAAAGTTATCATGAATATCCCCATCTGATTCAAAATATAAAGTTAAATCAGATGGATATGAATTGCGTAATAATTGCTCAATATTACAATTAAATGAAATGGTATTATAGAAAATACTATCTAACATCAAGTCTTCTGCATTTTCACGAGGAAATTCTAAATGGGTATCATAAAATTTACGAATGTTTTCATCAATGATTTCTGATTCATATTCATATGTTTGAAATGGTTCGTTAGCACTTAGTAAATATTCATTAGCGGAATCAATAAAGGTCATCTTGTATGTTTGTGCTAACTCTAGAATTTTTTCTAAATCGTCACTACTTAACTGTTCATTTTGGTCCCAATAGTAGTCAATGATCGTACTAGGATATTCTTTTAATAGAAATTCTTTAAACGCATTTTGAATTTCTTCATCTTCTGTATTTGCACCTTCATAATCTTTATATTCTGATTCTGATACAAAGAGTTCCCCATTGAATCCACTATCTTGTATCCACAAATGATAAAGGCTAGGAAGAGGTTCTTTTTCTTCACATTCTTGTTCGTATTCGTGAAGTTCGTGAATTAAGTCATCTAGTGATTTGTCATGATCAATCATCCATTGTAATTGATATTTTTGATAAGGTGTCATATGTTTCCTTTCCTAATAATTTTCATCAATCCATTGCTCTAGAATTTCTTGAGCATATTCATCATAATCGATATAACGAGTCGTTTCTAAATTCCCATATCCATTAAATCGAATATAAGGGTCATTCCATGATTGAATGTTTCCAAAATAGACGGCTTTTGCAGCTTTTTCGGGGTCGTCTTTGAAAATTGTATTGAAAAAGTCATCATCAAACTCATACCAATCGTTTAAATCTCCAATATTTTCATTATCTTGTAATTGATAATATAATTCTTCTATTGAGTCAATATCATCTAATTGATCATTCAAAAAGGCAATTAATGAATTAGAATAATCTACATTTTCCAATATGATAATTTCATTATCTAATACTATATTTATATTCTCTTTATCTCGTTTTACTTCCATAGTAAGATACCTTCTTAGTCAAAATATTTTTTAATTTTTTTATGAATAGCTTCGGTGGACAAATCCATTTGATTACTTCTTGTTAATATTGAATCAATCTCTGAATAGGTTTTATGTAGTATACTTTTATACTGTTGTTCTTTATCCTGATTTGTTGCATAGGTTTGATTTAACTTTTGGATTTCATCTACAAAACTACCCCATGATTCAATGTATGAGTTTTCACCTGGAACGTGTTTTACTCTTAGATACTGATATTTCTTTAACAATTGCTCGCATTCATCTATAGAATAAGGTCCGTAGTTTAAGTAATAATATAATTCTGAAATACTTGTAAGGACTGTATATTTACTAATAATTGCCCCATATTTTGAAAGATCAATTTTTTTTGAAATTTTACCATCAATTCTATATGCAATAATATATCCAATGAGTACATCAATTATTAGTTTTCTATGCTCATTTTCTATTTCAGAAACGAGACTCAATATTGGCTTATTCTTTTTTAAGTCATGATAACTAGACCATGTTAGTAAAAGTGTACAGATTCCTCCTATGATTGCCCATATCCACGTAGATGGGTAATTCACAATAAATACCAAAACTGCAATGGATATAACTATTGAAAGAAATACGTCATTCATATAGGTTGCATAATATCCATGCCGATGACGATTACACATCATATGTCTATTTTTTAGTGTTTCATAATAAGTAAGTGATAACATAAGTACCACTTGAAACGTTATTAAAAATGGAACAATATGTGGCGTAATAACTTGTCGATTATAATACATCTTAAAAATGATTCCAATTATTACAATGATTGATAATCCTATCACTAAGACCTTTTTAACATTATGCCAATATGCTTGTTTTTCTTCTTTTGTTGGTGGCTGCATGTTATTCCTCATTTCTTATTGTGTCACATCTGATTTTGGAATAAATACTTTCTTGTGACGTACAAGTAGTACATATTCCGTATCGGTTTCACTTGCGATTTCAGATGAAAATGTATCTTTTAAAGCCGGATGAGATTCTTTTTCTGTAAATAATAGGTTGTTTCCTACCTTTTCAATTATGTAGTATTGTTCTACTTTTTGATTTGTAACTGCATATTGGTCCATTAGCTCTTGAAAATGTACATAACTTAATGCACTAAAAAGAAAGAATAGTCCGGTTGTAATTGTCAAAAGGAATGTTTCGTCACTATCTCTTTTCTTATTATGTTTAATAGTCTTGTACATAAAAAAGATGGAAATAGCACTCGCACCCATTATAAAAATAGAAACAAAAAAGTAAAGTATCGTTATATTTGGATTATTTACTAAAAAGTCAGTCATATAAGCCCTCCGTTTCTTTATATTAGAAAAAGACCTCATACTGAGGTCTTTTACTTTGTTGATTTCGTAATAAACTGTTTTAAGTTATGTTTATTTTGATATTCTTGAGTGGATAATTTATCGGAAAATTTTAGTGCTTGAATAATATCACCTGTTGTTGTAATGATGGTCTCAGTAGGTGAGGTGAGTAGTGATCTTAAATATTCACCGTGTTCATTCTGTAATACATAGCGCATAATAATATTTCTTTCTAAGCGTGTGATGGTAATTTTACAAGAATATGTAAATTACCACGGTCTTGTCCAACATATTGGATATTGGTAATTCCATGTGGCTCCAAATTATTTCTTACATCATAAATGGTCACATATGGATCATTCTTATGAAGTGTGACTGCATAAATATCATTTGTGATATGACGTTTTGGTGCTCGTTGTAACTGAGCAATATAAGAATTATCTGTTGTAGGTCGAATGGTATACCCACTTGTTTTTACTCTGGTTTTACGTCTACGAGGTGTATGTACGTAGTTATATGAATCAAAAGATTCTTTAATCATATCATTAGTGCCCATTTTTATTTCCTTTCTTCCGTTAACTGGATTTCTCTATATCCATTATTAGCTAATCGCTCATTTAATAAATGATTAAACTCTTCAATAGGTATTGATTTTCTTAATGGAATGGTTTCAATAGATAGAAAATCTTTAATTGTCATATCAATGATATCGCTACCAAATTCTTCAGCCATTTGTAATTTTGTATGAACTTTTTCCAATAACTCATCCGTAACAGTATATACTCCAATAAAATATTCCCACATTGTTGCTGTTTGCGTAGAAATCTTTTCCAGATCTGTATTAAAGTCACGTAAAACTAATTTTGATGGTACATCAAAATCTTTCAAAATTTTTGCAGCAATTAAGTAGCTGACCATAGAAGGTTCAAGTCCACGTTTCTTTCCTTCTTTTAACATTTCTAAATATGGATTTTCATTTGATGTTACTATGAATGTATCAGCATTCTTAAAATGAGTAATCACATTCCATTCAGGATAATGATCAGTAAGTGCATCATGTAATCCCCCATTTGTTAAAATATCATGAGAGTAATACATGGCTTTTGTAATACCATACTTAGTTGTCTTCTTACGAAGAGTTGATGATGCTCTTCCTCTATACTGTGTGACATCTGCAATTAGTGCTAATGAATCGCCTTCAATTAGTCCAAATTCACGTTCTAATCCATACGGGTAAAAATGGATATCTGATAAATCAACCCAGATATGATCATCTAGTTTACGAGGTTTTGTAAATTCTTTTACGATATAAGGTTCTACAGCATCCGCATCCTTTGGAATAGGTCCTTTTAATTCATATGCAATTGTTGGATCTTTCAATAGTATACGAGTTACAGGTCCATTTTTCGTTTGAAAAGTACGAACTTGTTGAAAAGTACCATATAACAAGATGGTTTTTCCTACAAAGTCTAAAAATCCAATATGAGATTTAATGGCATGTCGTTTTGGGAATAATCGATCATAGTGTATTTGTAATTGATTTAACAATCGTAAGGTAATTAAATTTGTTTGATTTAATTTTTTTAACTTACGTAACACAGTAATACGATCTTTTACTGTATAATAAAACGGGTTTGTTTTTCGAGGACTCGAAAGTACTCGTCGTTTCTTTTTCTTTTTCACATGTTAACGTCTCACTTTCTAATTTATTTTGATAAAAGTTTTAAACTATTTTGTATGACCAATATTTGGTATTTAATCTTCTAAAAGAAGATATAAATTCAAGAACACAATCTCGTTTTACAAAATTTATCGTAGTTGAATAGGGTTTGGGGGAGTATCCCCCAAGAAATTTCGAAAAATCGTTAAGATTTTTCGAAAAAAAGAAAAAGATATGTCTTTTTCTTTACTTTTCATTATCTTCATCATCATCTTCAATAATGTTTAATTTCGTAACATCAATTCCTCGATTTTCTAGTTTTTGTAATAATGTTTCTAATTTTAGTTCGTACATATTTATATATCCTTTTATAGGTTTTTATTAGATTTTTGGAATTCTAAAAGAGCAGTTTCATATTCTTTTACATCATTTGAACTCGATTCTTTTAGATATTCTGTTTTGAAATGTTGAAAGGTTTTTACGTTGTTATTCACAGTTTATACCTCCTTTGAATATTGCGCAGGAGGGATTTGAACCCCCGACCTCCAGGTTATGAGCCTGGCGAGCTACCACTGCTACTACCGCGCATTAATTTTTTAATAGTTCTAATTATGATACCCAATGGATTCGAACCATTGGTTCCTCTTGGAAAGTACCCAACTTATCAGTACTCCTGTTTTTCCAAGAAATAATTGTACTTACAAGTTGTATCACCACAATTTCGCCATTGATACCGTCTTAACGTTATCTACCCGGGATGTGGAACACTTTTGTCATTGCAATATGGTATCTCTCCAACAGCGGGAGTGTACCATATTACTAAACATACCGATTAACGGACTTGAACCGCTGACCCTCTGATGTATAATCAGATGCTCTACCAACTGAGCTAAATCGGTTATGTGATATGTAAATATCACATTATTATAATTGTAAATTTTTATCTTGTTTTAATTCACTAAGGGATTTTTGTAAATTATAATCAGATAAATTCATTTGATGTTGTACGTGTTTAAAAGTATCTCGTACTATACTTAGTTGTTTATTTCCTGAGTAGGTACTTCTAGGTACTTCACGTAATTGATGATAAGTTGCATGTTCATATGTTGGTTGACCATTTGAAATAATTTTGATAGCAGTTCGATTCATTTCTTGTGCTTTTCCGCTGATTAACTCATCATTTGTATGTTTAGAACCCCTAATATCCCATAATACTTTTGTTTCTTTTTGTGAAACATCTTGAACTAATGCATATACATCTTTGTTTGCAAATTCAGGTTGATAACTAGTGAGTTTTTCATTGTTACTTAATTTAGCTTGAATATCTTTAACATTACGATCCAAATAATCATCTAGTTCCTGTTTAAATTCAGTAAATGTCATATTTTGATAGTAATCTAGGTTTTCAATAATCAGTTTTGTAAAATCCGCAATTGTAAATGAACTTCGATTATCAAAATTAAGATTAAATTCTTGGTTATCTGCAGTTTCAAATTTTACATTATAAAGATATTTTTCACCATAATCACAGGTATCACATGTACCAGGTGTAAATGATTCAATTGTTTTAATATTTGTAATATCCATATCTTTTAACTTAATTAAAACATCAGTATTATTTTCAGTTATTGTTGTCATTTAATATCACTCCTTTTTGATTAGTATATCATATAAAACTACTATAATCAAATTGGTTAGAAGTAATAAACTATGGTCTAACTCCACTCTTTAATAATAAAATACGAAAAACAAGAATCTTGCTATAAAAAACAAGATACTTGCTCTAAGAACTTCTGTATACCTCTCACAAGGAATACACGCCGTTGTGGCACAAAAACAAATACCACCTCAAGGATTCGAACAATTTTCACAAGGAAAATTCAGCTGATTTACCTGCTCGTCGAAATAGAGTCATGACTCTCTACCCAGCACCATGCCATAGGTGGTAATCAGTATTTGAAAACCCAATAACATTCTATCACATTATCAAGTTTCACGGAGAATGAGGGATTCGAACCCCCGCATGACTTACGCCATCTGACGCTTTAGCAAAGCGCCCTCTTCAGCCTCTTGAGTAATTCTCCATATATGAGTCTTGCAGCCGAACTCATGCAGATAGGCACCACCTACTGCTTTAATAGTCATTTCATAGCCTTATCAACTATAGTAACTTCTGTTTTCTTATGAAAAGATGGTTATATGCGTCAACACTTTAAGTTTTACGACATTCGGGTACACGCCTGGTCGAGGTTATTTACGCCCTTGGGCATTAGGGTTTGCCTTCCCGTCTAGTCCTTAACCCTTATCTTCATAGAAATAAAGACCTAGAGCAGTGTAATCTACCTAAAAAAAGAGATTTCTTTTACAACTAACGGAGGATGAGGGATTCGAACCCCCGCACGCTTTTACACGCCTGACTGTTTTCAAGACAGCTCCCTTAACCAGACTTGGGTAATCCTCCATAATATCTGTACTTTATAATATTTTACTATATTATAGTTACAAATCATAATGACAAGCAAGTCTGAGACGCACTTTTGGCAGTCCCAGAAGTTGCTTCATTGTATACAATGTGGGAGTTAAACTTGTCACCCATGCCGATTAACGGATTCGAACCGCTGACCCTCTGATTACAAATCAGATGCTCTACCAACTGAGCTAAATCGGCTTAATGTAGCTGAGAATCAGTACGTACTAATTCTCACTTACCTCAATCGCCAAGCGCGACTGAACTACATTATTTGAAAGGGGATCAAGTCCCCAAAAAATTGCTCCGCATACCAAAGTGTTAGAGCGAATACTTTAGTATAGTTATTTTCTTGGTTTTTTTCTTAAGGGTTCAAGGGATGGAAAAGACAACTCGTTGCCAAACTTGCGCCTTGGATCCACCTATTCCGACATGCGCAATGGGAATAGGATTACCGCCTGAGTTTATTGACATCATCGGGTTATTGGTCGATTTTAATAGTTGCATAGTAAATGGAATATTTCATTTATTTTGAGTTATCTTATTTTCCCATTCAATAGCTTCATTTTGAACGTTAAGAGGAATAAATCCTTCTTTTTGATAGAATTCGTCTACATCAAAATTCTCTTCTATTTCTTTACGCATTTTATTTATAAGTATACCCTGTTTATGTGCAGAATATTCAGTATTAGAAGCTATTCTGATGAATTCTTTATTTGCTTCTCTAAAATTTTTTTGAAAAATACTTCCCATTATATTTACTCCAATAATTATTTTTTAATTGGATACAGTAGTCGCAATACAAAAATCGGACACAAGATGTAAGATATCTTCTTTTTCGTCATATTGGACAGTAGATGATGTACCTTGAATATTTAGTGGACCATCTTCTGAATCAGAATAACCATTTAGAGAGGTGTAAACAAATGTATCTTCTGGAAATTGTTTAAGAGCTTCAATCAGTTCTTTAACTGTCATATTTGTCCCCTTTTTTATAAAATTGGTTCCTGCTATATATAAGATACTCCACCAACAGGGCTCGAACCTGTGACATCCTGATTAACAGTCAGGCGCTCTACCAACTGAGCTATGGTGGATTAAGTTGTCGTAGCAGACGCCCCTACGACTGATCATGCCATTGACCTGGTTCCAATTCTCACCGATCGACAGTGTGTTTAAACCCAAGAAAACCCGAATTGACGTTCTGTTCATTCTCGCAAAATTGACCACTTGGATTTCTTGCTGGTCATTCACGGAATAGCAACGATTCTGACGGGACTCGAACCCGCGATCTCTGCCGTGACAGGGCAGCGCGATAACCAACTTCGCTACAGAACCAATGTTTAACTACTTCGATTGGTGGTCGAAGTAGCTTCTACTAATCTGTTTAGTTAGAAGTTACCAATTTCTAACCAATACAATTATCTCTATTCTCACCTCTAAACTACACAGCCAGTGCGGCCATGATGGGATTTGAACCCACGTCTTAGATAATTTACATTTTAGTAGAATTATATTTAATTGGTAGCCAATAAGTATAGCGCTAAACTTATTGCTCATGCCAGTTGCTCATGCGGAATCTTTCTAATTGATCCGCAACCAGACTACCTGTTCACCTTTATTAGAGGCTATGACCCGGGCAGGATTTGAACCTACAACCCTCGGAGTAAAAGTCCGATGCTCTTCCAGTTGAGCTACCGAGTCTTCAACTATCAGACTACTGTCTGACAGTTGCGGGATGCGAGAACACCACCTATCGACTTTTTTCACCTAGTATTAACTAGGCTATGAGATAAGAACCTTTCACAATTCTTACCTCGTTATAGGATTTAATAATAGTAATAGAATCCTTTATATAAATACATAGGATTTCCCCATGTATCAGTATAGTTGTACCAATATCCATTCATATAATACCCGTAATATACAGGTTCATTTTGGTAATCATAGGAATAAGGATATTGTTTTTCATATGAATGAATATATGGGTCATGGTTGTTTCCCATAGCCATATTATCTTCATAATACATTTTTTGTTTCTTTTGTTTTGGTTTTGTATAATTACGTACTGGTGGTAAATGACTTCCACCCATTACTTCACCTTCATCAGAGGTGGTGTAATTACGAACAGGAGGTAAATGACTTCCACCCATCACTTCACCTTCATCTGCTTGTACAGATGCAAAACTAAATATTGTAAAAACTACTGCAAGTGCAACCAAAATACGCTTCATCATGTCCCCTTTTTAAATGTTATTATTGAGGTGTATGTAATATAAATAAAATTCTTTATTGAACATACAAGATTTCAATATCATATTCAATCACGCTTCCGTCTAGTTTGGATCCTGTCGGATTTGCACCGACGACACTCAAGGATTTGACACCTATGTTGTGATCAGTTATCTTCTCGTACTGATGTGTACCTTTCGCTTGAAAGATAGGAATTTCTGCATACCAAAAGACCCGTTTGACTATATGATTGAAACAGACTCTGAGGGAATCGAACCCCCGTCCATGGTTTTGGAGACCATTATACTTCCACTGTACGAAAAGCCTATTTGTAGCTGACAAGTATTGCGCGCCGAACTTGTCACTTTCCCCAGATACGTCCGCCGTATCCAGACTACATATTTAATTCACCTTAATAGCGGTTTATGACATAACTTCACAGAATCCTTGAAAGAGACTGTTACTGACGCTAAAGTTTGCAGCTACTAAAGCTATGACTCAACAACCTTATTCAGATTGTTAAGACTAAAGGATTATATATGAATAATATAAGATCCGTTTAGCAATCGGAGTTGCAGGATTCGAACCTACGACCCCTTGGTCCCAAACCAAGTACTCTACCAAGCTGAGCTAAACTCCGAATAGAAAGGATGTCAAGCACCCAACAAATTTATTATGTACAAATCACGTTTGTACTCATTATAATGGAGAGAGAGGGATTCGAACCCACGAACCCGAAGGAACGGATTTACAGTCCGCCGCGTTTAGCCTCTTCGCTATCTCTCCGTATATCAATAAGTATATCATAGTTGATTGAGGTTGTCAATCCCCCAAAAAAAAGGTTGGTATTTTTAATTTCATAATACGTTTACATTAAAAATAAATTGTGACCTAATCCACATCTGCAGTTAAAAACGGTTGTCGCCAACATCTTCCGTTAAAAACCTCCGTCGATTAGGAGTCACATTTATTCTAAGAAATTACGCTCATTTGGAATTTCTTAGGTCATTTATCCTAAAATGACTAATGCGGAGAAAGGGATTCGAACCCTCATGAGCCTAAAGCTCGCAGGATTTTAAGTCCTGTGCGTCTGCCAGTTCCGCCATCCCCGCAGAAGTTCGAACAAATGTTCGAACAACTGTAATGCCTTACTGCGAGAGTTAGTAAGACACTACGCCGACTAAAAAATATAATAGGAGATTATTACATGAACGTTTTTCATGTTCACCGAACAGTAAAAGTATGCCAAAAACTGTTTCGGCTATTGGTGTTACGAGAGTTAAACTCGTGTCTGATTTCAATCAAAAATCAGATGTTCTTCCGACACACCTGAATGAACTGGCTGAGACTAAACCAGTAAGTAGAAGTCTTTTGTACCATTATTGGTTCGATACGTGTCCAGAGACGTTCCCATCCCTATCTTCTATGCTCGGTTATTTAGGTGAACCACTCCTTACGATAGAAACTACTAGGCTGCTTTTCATTTAATCAAAAGGCCGCTAAACCTCTTGACTGCGTTACATTCACAACCTCACATCAAACCTTGCGAGTTATCAGTGCGTGGGTTATCCCACGAAAGAGCACTTTCGTTGCTATCGGACGACAACTTTTGCTTGTTGAAATGAATTTTAAATATAAAAACCATAATATTACATCTGTTGTCATTCTTGGCGTACCGTGGACAGGCGTCGTCTGACGTTTTGTTCTCTTTTGAAGAACAAAATGCGTCCCGCCCACTATTATCCTTTTTACTTGCGATAAAAAAGACTGCTCACATTCCCCAAGGTACACTCTACCTTTTCGTATATGTGAACTGGTTGTGGCATTTGTTGCAGCTCATACTGCACAACCTTTTCTATAGTCACGTATTATATCCTCACGCATAACTGTGTCCAGTCATCTATTTGCTCCGCAGCATTTTACCATTGGAGACGCTTTGGTTTTTACGCTGTCACCCTTTCAGATAACATTTCACTATTTTGATTGCTTAGATTGACTATTTCTAGCGGCAATTTTGGTACGAAATTACCTTTTTCCTATCACTAGGGGTTATCACGGCTAAGCCCGTTATCGTGTTTCGAAAATTAATTCAAAGATGAATAGGGGTGAGGGGAGGTACTCCCCTAGAATTAGGAAAAGTCGTTTAGACTTTTCCTAAAAAAGTCAGAAAGCTGACTTCTTTTTTAGTATATCAGGAAAGTTCCTTTGTGTCAAGATTAGAAGGTTAACTCATGTGGATTTTTATTGACGTAATCCCTTAATTGCTCAATTGAGACACCTAGTTCCCTTTTAATAACATTAATATCCCGATTATCATACAAGATATCATAAATTTCTTGTGGGGTATGATGTTCTAACGCCAAATGCAATAAACTCCAATATGCTCTATATTGAGTGACTGAATTTGTAATAGATGAGTCATAATATCGATCAATCAATCGAGGAATAGATAATCCCTTAAAGTTTGATCGATCACCATGAAAGATATCTAAGTCCAAATTTCCATTAGCCATAAGATAAGGAGTCATATAGTTAATCATTTTTGTAATAGCTTCTTCTAGTGAATTAGAAGGTTCATGATTTAAATAATTGTTGAATGTTTCACCAGGACACATATTGGTGACCTCAATATTATTTAAATATTCATTAAGTATTTGTCCCATCCCCGATTCAGACATAAATAAATTACTTAATGGAACATGTTGGAGGTGTTTTGATCCCAAATCAAGAGTAGAGGTATATAGATATACCTTGCCATTCTCAATCCTATACTCCATTCTTCCCATTACATAAACAGTTGGCATTGGAAGTGTAATGGATCCTGATGAAAAACCATATTGAGTATAAACGCCACCTTCATGTTTGAAAATAAAATCAAGACGTTCACATCGTTCATTTACTTTCAAGTACAACATACCATGCGCAATATCTTTTTCAAATTCTAATACATTAATTCCATTACGAACTTCACTTGCTACATAATTATTTTGAAGTTGAATATCATGTCCATGAATCCATGCTTCAGCATTCATATTTCGAAGGGAATCTGGATTATGAATGGTTTGGTTTTTATCATAAAACATATTAAATTTCTACCCCTTCTATAATTTCATTATTTACAATTAGGGCTTTTACCCCTGATTTTAATTTAACACATGGTGCCCATCCATTTCCAATCTTTGTGATTGGATAGGTTGGTAGTGGAATTTCATGTGGTTTTTCTGTTAATGTATTATTAATAATACTTGTATTTCCTGTTCGAATATAATTTAACCAATAAGGTACAATACTTACATTCCCAGTTTCTTCTCCACTAGAAAGAATAAAATGTGTAATCGTGTTCGTCTGACGATTAACTTGAACAGGTTCATATACGCCATTGTTTTCAAGTAATACTAGATTTTGAGAAAATACTTCCGCGAGTTCAGGTACTTTAACTATACGTGTTGTATGCTTGAATATTGATGTATCAGGTGGCGTAAACTGTTTTAGTTCTTCTACTAACATTGTCATTTATTTAACCTACCTTTACTGTAATCGCATAATATGGATTACACATTGTACGAATTACTTTCAAAATATTGCTATCCTCTACAGACGTCACATCAACATGAAAATTAACTCGATTATAAGAAATGTCAAACGTACAATCAATACCTGGAACTTTTTCTTTAAGAGGATTTACATAATGATGTTGAATATAATTAGAAATGGCTTCTTTTACCGCATCATTATTTGATGGCAAGTCCATTAAGATGAGACGAATGACCATAAATGGAAATAGCTCTAAGAACTGAGGGAAAAGCTCTTCTAGTTGCTTTTCTTTATATGCATTAACATCCATAATTGGATTCATAGAACGGTCGATTTTGTCATACATCCGAATATATGATTCACCATTATCATAAACACCTAGTCTAGTTAGATCATCGCGTCTGATATAGTCGGAAAACCAAATTTCATTTGTCTTTTCTTCTGATATTCCATGAACTGGTGCTGACATTACTTCATCTAATCCAGTTTTCATCATTAAAAAGGGGATTAAATTATCATACAGGTTTGTAGGTACATTAACTTCTTCTGAATGGGATTTTAATTCCCATTTAAACACATCTTTTAATTGTGTTTGTCGAATTTGCGTCATTAATTCTGTTTCAGTTGTCATTGAATCCTCCTTTCTTATTACATGGATGGTGCAAGTACTTCATTATACAATTGAAATTGCAAATTTGGTAATAGTGTTGTTACAACACTTTTTACAAGGTCTTTTTTCGTGATATGGTATCGTTCATCTAATCCGTGATTATACACGGTAAGTAGTGTTCCAATAAAATCACCATTTGGTTCATCTCTTACTTCTGTAAATTGTTCAGCAGGTGAGTACCATAATCCAAATTCTGATACGTCAGTTCCATGACGTGCATCAATCAATTGAAGTGGTTTACCTTTATACTTCATTGATACATGTCCGCCCTCAACCAACTCAGAAAGAAACATAGAATCATCATTTAGTGCAAAAGTACCAATGGTTTTGATACGTAAATTTGTACAAATATCAGCATCATCAAGTGGATTTTTAAAAATATTCATGGTTTTCTTTTTACGAGTATAAGGAGCATGCTCTTTTAACAACTCAAGAACTCGACCATGTGTGATATGTAAACCACGTACATTATCTAAAACAAACGTAATAGCTGTATAAATTCCTCCACCATGATAATATAATTGTAAGTAATCATAATAGTTTGTTAAGGGTGATGAGGTTACTACGTTAACAAGTAACGTATTTGAATCAGCTAGTACTGTTGGATAGTGACGAGACTTAGTTTGGTCAATTGTGCGTCGTGGTGCAAACTGGTTAAAAATACTAATCATGTTTCACCTCTTCAAATTCTGGTTCTTTTCCAATTGCAGCTTCCATAATTACTAATGCTGCCGGACTAGGTTCTTGCCCGTGAAGGTGTTGTGTGATAAAGTCTTCACGTTTCAAACGCCATTCTTTATGTGCTTCACTTTCAACTGGTGAACTAGGGATATCTGTTTCTACAGTGAGTTCTGAAACTCCTGTATCGGTTGGGTTTTCTGTTAAATCTACTGTGATAATTAGGTCATCAAACATTAATCATTTCCTTCTTTCAAAAAGATAAAGAGGGATGATTATCCCTCAATATCATAGAATGTTTCAAGTAGTCCGTCTACTGAATCCATAACGGTCATATATAGACGATCGGTAGTAGCTTCCGTCACACGTAGTGGTCCATTTTTGCGTGTAATGTATCCTGCATAGAATGTTTCACGCATAATGTTCACAACGGTTTCATATTCAATTGTTTCATTTTGTGCACGAAGAATTTGATGTACAACATCACTTTCAAGGGCATCCATGAATGCTTCATCAATGATTTCTTGTTCTTTGACACTGCTATATACATTTGCACTTGGTTTTGCGGTAGTAGATGTTGTAGCTGGTACATGACTATATCCATCAAAGAACCAACTTTCATCCCAATTTGTAGTTTGTCCACTTGTGAATCTACTACCTCCAGCAAACCCACCAACAAATCCACTATTGAATGTACGAACTGGTCGTTTAATTACTTGTTGATCCCATTGTTCAAATAGTTCTTCTTTAAATGTCAAAGTATTGGTGTCATACACCACTTTTTCAGTTGGATTATCATAATGACTTGCAGGGTTCATTTCCATGATTTTACCCAATTCTTCTTCCGTCATCCCCAAACGCATGACACGGTTCATTGTCATCCATGAGTACATGATTGGATTTTCAGTGTTTAATCGTCCAAATACCAATTGGAATCCATCGTTTGCAGAATTGTCAATATCGGTTCCAGAAGCGAATGCATCCATTGAATTATGAGAGTGTGTCTCTACATACATTCCAAATTGTTTATTGAATCGGTCATACCATTCATCTTTATCGGCAACTTCAGTTAGTGCTCCATGGTTATATTGCAATGGTGTGTATGAAAACAGTTCATCAGACCAAATGTGAATACCAGGAATAGAAGTTAATTCAACTTCCTTACCCTCATCATCTTTTACAAATGACTTCTTATAACGATTCCAATAGAAGTTGACTTGGGCTTCCTCCCCGTTCTTATGTGTGATACGTTTATACCACTCCATTACTGTTTCAAGAGCAACACGTGGTAGTTTTGGCGCAGGATTTTCTGTAACAAAACATCCATCTGCAAGACTTTCATAGGCTTCACCTAAACCAACATAGTCGCCACCTTGACGTTTAATAGAAAATCCATACAATGAGTCTACTCGTTCAAACGTACCATTACCTGCCATAATAATGGTCTTCAATAACCCTTTATGTAGTGTTTCATCTGTAATTTTATTCAATTCAGAGATTTCTGGTTTGTCTCTCATAATGAGTTTTTTGCTATTAAAAGATGTGAAGTCAAAAGTTTTATCCATTGTAGAGGTTAATGAACGTGTGGTTGTTCCTGTAAAGTTATTCATGTAAAAATCTTCTTTCTGTTTTTAATTTATAAAAAAAGTGCTGGCCGAGGAACGACCTCGGAAATGGACCTATGCCACCAGCACGAGCCTATTAGGCTTCTTCACTATTTTGTGCACGAACCTGTTCCAATACACGTTGGTGCTCTTCTTTTTCTTGAGCTTCTTTAATTGCAGCAACTTCGTACTCTTCCGCAAGTTTAACCAATCCACTAAGTGTTTTAACAGAATCAGCCATTACACTTTCGATACGTGGTTGTACAGGAGAGTCTTCTTTAAGGGCATAAACAGATGCTTGGTCAACTACTTCAGCAAGTTCAGCAGCAGTTTTTGACAATTCAGCTTGTTTCTTAGCTTTCTTAGCTGCGACCTTCTTGAGAACCAATTCGTCTGCACGATCTTTCAATTCTGTGTAGTATTCTTGCAACTTGATTGGGTCATTCAATGTTTCAAACAAGTTATCATCTGGGAATAATTCTGAAATTGATTCAATATCTTTGTTAGTTGGGAATGATTTACCACCAACTGGAAGAATTTTGTCATTGACAACACGAATTTCAACAAGTCCTTTTGAACCAGCTTTAGCTGCAAGAACAAGTGTTGTTCCTTCAATTGACTCATCATAGTCACTCAATTTATAGTTCATTGCTTCAAGAACGCCTTCTACAGTCATACCAGCAGGTACTGGAAGTGGTACTGCTCCAATAACGTTGATTGTATCGATATTTGAGTAGTTTGACATAGGTAATTACCTTACACGGATTTTCCGTGTCCTTTCTATTTTATCCAGTTTTATGACATAGAGGTCAATTTTGTTAACATTTTTATCCAGTTTAATGACATAGAGGTCAATTTACTTATTGATGTGAGAGTGTGACTGCACAGGTATCAAACATATATTTATTTGTTAGTACAATCCCACCATTTAAGAATAGATTAATAACATTAAATGCAGTTGTAGCAGCAGTGACATTCGCTGCTACATTTTGAGGTGCCGATTCTGAATGTTCGGCACATGATATTTGATCAGGGCGACGTTCATCGCCTTCGAAGTTTTGAAAATTAGGTTCGATATCAATAGGTGAAGGGAAGTCGTCAAGAACTTGACCATTTTCTTTAATAGTCACATAAACCTGACCGTGCCTTTCCGCATTCCCACTATCTATCCATACTGCATTTTCAACTTCACTTACGAAATCGTGTGCAATTTTACGAGATGCGTTATTATCTAAGCATCCAACAATCATTGGAATACTTCCTTCAGGAAATTCAGATAATAAGTCATGTAAAAGTGATGTGTCTGTAATGTATGTATGAACATAACTCATAAGATGTTCGGTTGCAACGGCAGTTGCTTTTTGTTTTGCAACATCTGAACGTTTGAAATTTTGCCTTAAGACATTTTTAGGTTCCACAATATCACCATCAATAACAACTACATCATTGAATAATGAAAATTTGTCTAAAAAGGCACATAACCATGAGCCTGTACCACCTGCTCCTAAAATAAAAAGAACATATGGTTTGGTTTTTGCAATGTACATATCTCTATTTACCTTCCTTTTTTAGAATAATGCAATTTTTTCACGTACTAGAACTAAGTTTTGCTCAGACCATGCCCATTTTCCATTGTCGCAGGAAAGTACATATATTTTTGACTCGCTATTTGTCAGAATGTCTGTAATTCTAGTTACTCTACCAACGTATTGGTCCATACGGTAAGACCAACTATGTGGATAATACCTTTTTTCACAATCGGTCAATGGTTCAATTCGAACCCTATCTCCTATTTTTAAAGTCATTGGAAATATACCTTTCTGATATTAAAATAAGTTCATTTTTGTATGTGGGACTAGTTTTAAATGAATACCTGACCATACAAACTGACCGTCATCACATTCTAAGCGATACCCGTCTCTACGTTTGTCATATATACTGGTAATCTTTGTTTTATATCCAATATAGTCATTCATTATACTATTAAACCCAAATATATAACTTTGGATTTCACGTTCAACTAATGGTTCAATAATAACGGTATCACCAACTTGTAAACTCATTGTTCAATTCCTTTTTCTGTTAAAATAATTGTACTTTTTGTGGTTCAACTTTTGTTAAATGAATATTAGACCACGCAAATTGACGATTATCACATTCCAAATAATATTCAGTAAATGCTGATGATTGGTTAATACTACCCGGTATGATTCGTAAAATAGTTGTAATTTCGCCAACATAATTATCCATGAATGAGCTCCAATAGTGTGGATAAAACTCTTTTTGAATATCTGTTAATGGATCAATTTGAACTTTATCTCCAACGTATAAATTCATTTTTCAAATCCTTTTTAAAATAATTGTACTTTTTGTGGTTCAACTTTTGTTAAATGGATATTATACCACACAAAGCGACCATTGTCACATTCTAAATAATACTCATCTTCTTCATCAAATGATCCATCCATACATGGTATAATACTTATAATTTTTGTAATTTTACCAATATATTGATCCATAGCTAAATCCCAACCATGAGGATATTCATCTTTCTCATCATCATCTAATGGTTCGAGCCGAATAAAATCGCCTTCTACTAGTGTCATTTGAAATTTGTCCCCCTTAAAATAATACCATTTTAGATGGGTTAATCAAGGTTAAATTGACCTCAGACCATTCATATCCTTCATCATCACATTCAAGTAGATAAACCCCATGACCCCTTGTAGCAATAACTTTTGTAATTTCTCCAATATATCGGTCCATATTATCATCAAGGTCTTCATTTTGATGAACCCAACCTGTTGGATAATTACGCTTTTGCTCCATAGATAATGGTTCAATTTTCACCATATCACCTACTTGTATTGTCATATTATACTCCTAGTTTAAAATAACATAATATGTTGTTTTGTTATACGTTTCAAATGAGAATCAGACCACATATATGCACCACTGTCACATTCTAAATAATAGCAAGGTCGTCCTGAATGTTCTGATATTAGTGTAATTTTGGTGACTGTTCCAATAAATTTATCCATACTCATATATGAGTTAGCACCTTGATAAATCCATCCAAAAGGATAGCTTTGCTTTTGTTCATCCGATAATGGTTCAATTCTTACATAGTCGCCCTCTTTTAACTCCATTTGTTACTCCTATTTAAAATAACATAATATTATACTTTGTTATCGGTTTCAAATGAGAATTATGCCATACATACCGACCACCATCACATTCTAACTTATAGCGAAAATCAGTTGATATATGTGTAATTTTGGTTACGGTTCCAATAAATTTATCCATATTCATACTACGGTTGTCAGTAATAGGCACCCATCCAAAGGGATAATAGTGTTTTTGTTCTTCGGATAATGATTCAATTCTCACATAATCGCCAACTTCTAATTTCATGCGATACTCCTATTTAAAATAACATAATATCTGATTTTCTTATACGTTTCAAATGAGAACTAGACCACATATATTGACCACCGTCACATTCTAAATAACAGCGATGAGTTCCTTCTACCCGTGAAATTCTAGTTACTTTCCCAACAAATTTATCCATATTCATATATGGGTCACTATGACTAAACACCCATCCAAAAGGATAATTGTGTTTTTTCTCATCAGATAATGGTTCAATTCTCACATAGTCGCCAACTTCTAATTTCATGATAAAACCCCTTTCATGCTAAAATAAAATAATAGCAGATTTTGTTATGGGTTTCAAATGAGAAACTGACCATGTATAGTCACCGGCGTCACATTCTAAAAAAAAGCGATCGCCTCCTGATATTCGTGTGATTTTGGTTACTTTTCCAATAAATTTATCCATATTTCTATGAGGATTCTCGTCATGAAATGCCCATCCAAACGGATAATTTTGTTTTTGTTCTTCGGATAATGGTTCAATTCTCACATAATCTCCTACTTTTAATATCATATTAAAAATCCTTTATATTAAAAATAATTTAGTTGTTATAGAAAAATTTCGAGAGTGAAAGGGGGTCGGGGCATTTGCCCCGAAGAAAAAAGCCAAAAGTCGTTAGACTTTTGGTAAAAAAGAATTATAGTTCTAAAGTTGAGTTCTTTGAAAAATCATCTATGGCATTTTCTAATTGTTCAGCCTCATTACGTGTTCCTTATCAACTTAATGGGTATTCAACATCGGTTACTTTTTTTAACCAAAAATTACTGAACATAAAATTTACGAACGAGCATGAACCACATCACGGTTACAAAAATCGACCAAAAATTTCATTTGTAACCAAAAAAGTAACTTTTTTAAAATATGTGTAA